AGTAAAACTTAATTAGATTAATTCTTATAACTTTTACTTTTTTAAGCATGTCTTTAAATGATGCTTTTTATTAACTTTATACTCGTTTTTTATATTTTTAGTGCTTGACATCTTTACCGGTTGCTTTAATCTGATTATTACATTAATAAAATGATTTGTATACGGAAAAATAAGAGAATCACTCTCATAATTTGAGAAAACATAAAAAACTTTTATACTACCATTTCAAAGATTCATGATTTTCAAAAAAATTGACTGCGTATTTTAAAGGTCCCTCTACGCGGTACCCAGCCAAAAAATGTGTGTGATGCTACCTATTTTAATACAAATTGGCACCCCATTCAAAATTTTGGCACCCTACTGATTTTTTTGGCACCCCTGCTGATAAAATTGGCACCCCCCCATATTAATGGCTTAATAGAGGAATTTTATCATATACTATTTGCGAAACAATGAGTTCTAGATAACAACTGTTGAAATTATTCTATACAGTCCATTCTATACAATCCAATCTAAATACTATTCTTATCAAACTTTTTGAAAAGCAAATAAAACGATAGAGGTAAAAAGGTAATAATGTATAAGATTATTGCTACCATACTTATTATGTGAAGCCATGGCTCGTTTTCCCAAATTATAAAATTAAATAGACCTAAATATAAAAATATGGTAAAAAACAAATATACCAAAATAGAAATCACAGGGATAATCTTCCAAATAACACTAATTCGATTATCGTATCTCTTAAATAGTTTTACAATCATCACTATGCCTATTACAAATAAAACTACTGGCATAACACTTATACCACTGGATCTTTCTATTAGAAAATTTAAAGCAGATATAGCTAAAATTATGATTATTAGATAAACAAATTCTAATACATGTTTGTTTTTCATAGTTACCCCCTCTATCTTGCTTTTCAATACGCTTTAAAGCTTCAACTAAGTGTCTTGTCTTTATGGACTTTATCTGTATTTACCATAACATCTTTATGGACTTTACTGCAACCTCTTTATGGACTTTATCTGTTTTTGTGCTAAAAGTTCATATTTTGATACATCATAAAGCAACAACTGTTTATAACAATTATACAATAAAAACAGCATATTTGATTTGTCTAATTAGATTTGTCCATTTTTCATCACTTTTAATAGTATGTTGTCACATTCAATCTGCGTTGAAACGACCGAATTGCTTGCAAAATCAACCTTGTGTGTATTGAAGTAACATCAAAATCGACTAAAATATGTTTCCCTTCACATGGTTAGATAGGTGGCTAAAATACCAAAGTAACATATTTTTGATGTTTTCGAATCTATAATTGCAAATCATATTACAATTCTTTAATTTCGGCTACAGAGTGAATAATATGATTTTAGTCTCTTTTATTCAATATTTTCATATTGACTATTTGTTCCATTTTCAAAACGATACTGAGAATAGATAAATTTGCTCAAATTAATTATTAAGGCTTGCATTTCCAATCTATCAGTTATTGAAAATATTAGAGCAGAAAACTTAAAATACCCAAAAGTAATCCAACGATACCTAAAATTAATCCAATCAAAGCTAATCTCTTTTTCTTCACACTAATCTGACCTTTCATATATGATTTACTCATATATTCTTTCTTTGTTTTTAAGGTAAATTTTCACCATCATCTTTTCATAAAATGGAGTGCTTATCACTAGTAGAGCAAACCAACCTATAAGAAGATACATTGCAGGATCTCCTGAAACACCTGTAGGTGTATCAATGATTCCGTAATAATACATAAATCGTAATCCCAACACTAACCAAATAGCAATGTTTCTCAAGATGAAAATCAGTCGCATTCCAATAAAGAAAAGTGGTCTACTCATAACCATTTTTTTGCTTAAAGCTATTGCTTCTTGCGTAGATACATTTGCATCTATCTTTATAATCGTGGCAAAAGAAAATACTGTTTGAATGGAAATATAGATTAAAATGGTTATAAATGTGACTATTAATGAAGTTGCTATTTTTTCTGAGATGTCCACAGATAAAATGTTTATTAAAATGTTATCTATCACTGGAATTAAAGCTATTAATACAGCATAGATAAAACCTAGAAAAATATAGTGGGACAATACAGTTGATCTACTTGATTTATCCATAAATTTAAAAGCGTCTTTAATCTTTATTGGCTCGTTTCTGTATAGGGCAAATACTGCGTAATTTATACCAATCAAAATAGGCACTAAAAATAATGCTCCTATCAAAAATGTCGCCCAACTACCTATAAATAAAGCAATATAACCGAATAGAACCAATAAATGTAGTTTTATGTGCTGTGAATACTTTGTTTGTGCATTATCCATTTGATTTCTTTCCTCCATGAAAATCGTTAATCATACAATATAATGAGCTTTTAGAAAGTTCTAGTGCCCTCCAAATTGTACGAATCTCAGCGATCTGAAATTGATGAATTTGAATGAGCCTGTTCCAACTTTTTATATACCCTCTGAACTTGCGGTAACTTTGATTTTTGGATATGTTGCAAGATACCTTTGTGCGAAATTTGAGTATGATTTACCAAGAAATCTCTCAACACATCTACTTCTTTTTTCAATGCAAAAAAAACACCTGCTCCATTCACCTTGAATTTATGATTGATGAAAGCATCATATAATGGTAAAAATACTTCATTAGTCGCATCTATATTTAGAATTAGTTTGTAATATAAGATCATCAAATAATTTTCAGGTAATTCAATTTCGCTGCTTAACTCATAAAATCCATTATCATTTTCCATACATAAAAAAGTATAGCATTTGTATAATTTCACAAGTTCAAGTTTTTTCTTGCTTGATAAAAGCTGAATGTAACTATCACATACCTGCAAGTTACTGTTATAGTCCATTGTTTCGTGATTTTTTCTATATATCTTTTTAAACCTGTTAAAATTTATCATTTCTATTATCAACATTTTTATATTCATAGAAACACCTCATGAATCATACGCTTTTTCATTTTTTATTTCTTATATTATCTTTTATTTTTTGTTGCTCTCTGTTAAGTGATATTTTTAGAATACTGCCAAATAACACAAATAAGTTTAAAAACAATATTGAAACGCCTATCCAATAAACTATTTGACTACCCGTTACAAAGTGAATGATTAGCAACAAAAGACCTGTAAAATTGATTAAGTAATAGGAGCCTAGTGCATACAATGAAAAAATTGAGGTTTGTCCATCTTTTCGCATAATGCGAGGAATAAATATTTTAATTTTTTTAATTTTGACAAATCTTGTTTTGTCTATTCCGATTCTACTTAAAAATTGTAGCTCCTTGTCAATAAAAAGCAGTAAAACAAATGTGACAAGTGATATAATGCCTAGTCCTATTAATATTTCATACATGAAATGCCCTCCTTGCAATTATACTCTTCATTTTAGACACGCAGTTCAATTGAATCACATATACATATGTACAAAGATTGTTTTTGATAAACCATCAATTGTGATTGTTAATCGTCCTAGTTCGCTTGTTCTCTCTCTAAAATTCTTGATGATTTCATATTTATTTGTTTCTATTTTTCGAAAATATTCACTGTTGTTTATTGATAAATTCGCTTCAAAAGATTCACTCGTTCCAAACTCAATCTTATCTCCAACTTTCAAATTGGATATTCCAAATTGATATCTTAAATTACTTGTAAATTGATAGTCATTTATATTAATCTCTTGAACAGCTAGCAAAAATGGATCATTCTCTGATAAAGGTTGTGCAATTAAATCTAGGTTAGCTCTGTATACTTGATTTTCACTCTTAATCTCAGCGTCATCATAAAATGACATTGGTATACTTATAACTTCTCCACTAGCCCTAAAACTAGATGATAAATAAGTCTTTTGATTATCAATCTTATATCCATAAGATGATTGAGCTAAGTTAAGTTGGTATTTGATATATATACCATTCATTTCATTTGGAAGTTCTAGTAAACCTCCATCAATTTCGTTATAGGTTTCATTCAAATAAACCGCTATATCTTCAGACTTTTCTCTGCTAGATAACGGACTTCCAATTTTTAAAACTTTAATTTCAAAGGTTTCACTTTTTTTGTTAACCGTTGCAGTTAAAATTACCATGACATCTTCATCTTTTTGATTAACGATAGCTTCATTTCCACTAATTACAATTGCATCGCTGTCAGAAGTCCAGACAAAAGGTGCATAGACGCCTTTTTCTAATTGAAAACTTCTTGTTACTTCTTTTGGAATGTTATCTCTTTGTAATGCTTGAAATGATTTTTCAGGATAATCACATGACGATAGAACAAAAACGAAAAAGACCATAATTGTGACTAAAAGTATTTTTCTCATAACTTCCTCCCTAAAACAGAAATACTTATAATTTTCAGAATAATGAATCAGTAATTTGAGTGATGACTATGATACATCAACTTTACTAATGTAGAAATCATATAGTGCTCGTTTATGTTTTTCTTATTATGTCTAATATAGTAATCCTATCCCAAATTTGCCTAAGTGTATATTTTTTTCCTTTTCCTAAACTAAACAATTTGTAAGATTGATTAAATTTACTTAAAAAACAAACACTTTCGGTTTTATCAGGTACAGGATCTATACAAATTCGATTCAACTCATTACCATTCTTTATTACATCGGTTTCTCTATATAACTTACATAATCTGTAATGAGTATAATTATTAATTGAAAAAATGATTTCAAATATCTCACCATTCTCAATTTGTTCAATAGCCTTAATATAATCTAATGTATTTATTTCCATTATGCAACCTCACAGTTTTATATCTTGTTTTAGCGTAGTTTAGATTCGACCATATTCAGCAATACATCTAAATCAAAATCATTATACTCATATCTTATTATAGAGTTATCTACTTCTTCAGGATTACAACCAGCTAAATAAAAGCAAACTTCATAATAGTCCTTAAAAAAATCTAATCCAACATTCTTATTTTTAACGCGCAAATTAATTTGTAGATCGATATCATCACTTCTAAGTTTATCCACATATACTTCTATGAGCTCAAAACTGTATTTTTGTAGAAGCACTTCTAATTCACCAATAACATATAATCGTAGCAAGTGTGTCTGTTGATTACTTTTGATATTAACGGTCCTCAAATATTTCTTTGCTTTGTTTTTACCTAAAAAAATATTTTTTTTGTGTTTTTTTATAAATAATGCCATGACTACTCCTCATTTTTTAACGTTTCATTAAGTTTATTAATGTGATCAATTGATTCCAATAATTCACTTCGATTATTAACATTGCCCATAATAAAAGCGATTTTTTTATCCTTATAATACAGCCTTGTGTCATCTGGATGCATCAATCTTTGCGAAACTATATAAGTGATATGTTTCATATCATATGTTTTTTTAATCCCAAAAATCGTTGTTTTAGTTAGGATACCATCTTTAAATACTATTTTCCAGTTAGCCATATAAAGAAATAAAAAGATAGTAATCATATGAAAAGTTAACGATATAAAAAATCCGGTTGATAAGCCCTCATCTACATAAATGCTAATTGTTGGGATAAAAATGATCACAAGTGATGCAATAGGCAAAAACCATAATCCTTGAATGGGCTTTAAAACATTTTTTACGCTTTTAACTATTTTTATATTATTATTTTTTTGATAGGTTCTAATTGCTTTATCTAGTGAACGATAATTATCTTGTAAATAGGACACAGAAAAGATATGTTTGTTATCAATGTAAAATCTATATCCTGAGCTCACATCCCTAGATTCAATATGATCATATGCTATCTTTCTCGTTTTTTTAAGGGCGGTTGTATATATACAATACGAATCAAAAACTTGAACTTTCCAACGAGCTATATAAATCGATAGAAAAATAAAAGCAATTATGATCCCAAAGAAAAAAATAAAAACGAAGACCATATCTGATTGATCTATAAAATCTGGTATAAAAATGAATACTCCAAGCAATATACCAAAAAATACAAATCCAATTATTGGAAAAACTATCCAAGACAACGGATAAACTATTGTATTGCTATTGTTATCTGATGATTTTCTTCTAACTAAAATACTACTCAATATTCCGCTTAACCAATTCATGGAAATCTCCTTAAAATTTATAATTATGAGACCAACTTTCATCCATTAAGTATCTTTTACTACAATTATACTTAATTATCATTATAAATGATAGATTACTATTTTAACATCGCTTGAATAAATGATTCTTTTAAAGGTTCAACTAAGATTTTAGGTTTATCTGAAAAATAATCAGGACCCGATCCAAACAGATATATTTTTTTATTGATTGCTAATTGAATGATTTTTTTTGCTTTATCTTGCGGGATTTTAAACCCTAAAATAATGGATTTCGGTTTAATACTTATTGTCAATGTTTTACCTTGTTTTGTACCTGGATATACTTTTTCAGGGAAATAATTAGGTACCATTAAGCGCCACTCTTTCTCATATGACCATTCAAGGGCTTTTGTGAAAAACATTAGTCTTTGCTGTTGTTTAAACTGATTATCTTCAAGCTTGATCTCAACGTATTTTGGATCATTATAATCCATTGGCTCTCCGTACTTTGAAACTAGATTGTGAGCTTTAAGTAATTCATCAGATATATCTGCACGATGCTCAGAATAAACTATCTTTTCAAGCATTGGACCACGTTCAAGAATATTTTTTGGTATATTAAACATCCCTTTTTGACTCAAATCAAGAAGGTGACTCTTTGCAGCTTGTAATAGTTCATCAGCATCATACCCCAAGATTGCACCTTGATAAAGATTACCATAATGTGCCCACATGATGTTACTTTGATTGTCCTCAGTGAAACAAGTAATTAATGCAGAATCTTGAATTGCTGAGTCTCTCGAGTTTCTAAAATAGCTTCTGTATATTTTAAATCTGTCATCAATCGATTGTGAGTTATCGATTAGAGATTCGGGTAAATTCATTCCGAAACTATCGATATGAGCTTTTAAAATAACGTTAAATACTTCTTCTGAATAAAATGGTGCTGAATCAAAAACATCATTAAAAAATGATGCGGTTTGAAGAAATAGTTGCTCTTTAAATATGTTTTCAAAATCCCAATTAGATAATGACACATATTTATATAGTATTTTACCTTTCAATTCTTTGCATGAATTATCCATATTAGCTTACTCCATTCAAATAATAGACTATCTGTTTATTTAGAATATTCTTTTTCAACTTCTCGTTCTAAGTCTGATATTAAGGCATCATAATCAATTCCCATTTTTGTAGAAATGCGATCGAAATGACTATTAGCATTAAAATATTTACTAATTTCCTCTGTAGATAATAGTTTCAATACTGATTCACTATGATAGAAAGGATAATAGTTTAAAGTTTTCGAATTGTAGGCAACAGCTTTCAATTTAATAATCTCTTTAATTTCTAGCAATCTTCTATCCAATGTACAAAAGAGGACAAGGTTCACATCGGCTCTTTTAACTGGTTTAATGCTAAGTAAGAACTCTTGATATCGTAAATGAAAAATATCCCATGATAGATTTCTTATCGTTTCCAATATTTTACTATTTCCTTTTTGAACTTTTCCAAAAAAGGATAATGCTTGTTTTTTCAAAAAGTAAATTGCTGATATTTCAAGTAAGCAAATATCCATTGCTTTTATATCAGTAGCCATAAAATCCAATAGAGTGAGAATCTTTCTTTTCTTATCTGCTTTGCACAAGTTTATCAAAGCCATTTTTAACATTGTACTATGTATAATTTTGAATTGATGTTTAAATCTGTCTGCGAGAGGGCTATTAAATAGGAGTTCTTGATTCTTAACTATTAATTCAGTTGCTTTTTTTGATTCTCTCTTTGCAACCCAATTGAACTTGTGATGAAACTTATTTAGATAAAAGAAAAAGTTGTAAATGTTTTCTATGTGAAGTTCATCAACTTTTCCTTTAAACAAACAATTCTCATTCAAATAAGGTGATAAATTTACGGTACTAGCAAATCTTCTATGCTTTCCAAGCTCTCTTACCATACTTAATGAGTTTGTCTCAAGCTCTAATCCTCTTTGAAACCTATCGATATAACTTACTATACTGGTATCAAGTGATATATCATAAAAATATGCTAAAGGTGATAAAGGACTTACAAAACCAGGAAACAACGTAAAAAGCTTGTTTGTATGAAATGGAGAAAAAATAAGTTTAGAATCAATCCTCAACACATCTAACATGTACCTGTAGTTGTCTTTTCCATATTCTTCGTCAACAAAAGTCATTGTGTAATCATTAATAATGTCTGAGTAGTTATGATAAATCTTTAACTTTTCATCAAAATCTGCATCAACGATTTCTTTGATAATGCTAATTTCAGTCATGTACTTATCCATTATTTTCACCCCCAAATCATCCTTATAAAACATACTTATCGTCTATTTAAAATTCTAACTTAGTATCGAAATATTCATTGATTACTTTCCAAGCAAAATCTGTTGCATCTTTCTCTATTGTTTGTGAAGCATAATCACTTAGATTATGTTCATATGGCTTATTATAGTTTTCAAAATCTTTTTTCCACTGATTAATTGTTTCTTCTGTCTCTTTTCCCACAAAAAACTGTGGAAAGTCTATATTTGCTTTTTGATAAGCATGCCTTGTTTCATGGAGTGCTGTTAATACTATTTCTTCTGGTAGTGCTATTGCCATCCAATCTTCATTGAAAATAATATAGTAAAGTTTCTCATTAAATATTGCACTTACTTCTTCATAGTGAAAAAAACTCTTAGGTTTAAAATGTACTTCGATTTCTGAAAGTCCTAATATATCAGACGCATATTGGACCATTTTAGTTGCTATTTGGTGTTTAGTCATGAAATCCTCACATTGTGTTTATAATTATTATACCAGTCTATTGCTTCAATTCCTTTTATTATTTTAATAATAACGAACTCTTTAATCATATATAAATCAAACATTACCTTGGTTTAGGATATAATATCAGCAATTTAGTTGCCATAAAAATAAAAAAAGTAGCATAACAACCGGAGTGGGTACCGACATGTTATGCTACATATATATTATATCAAATTTATACATTAAAGTCAATTTAAAATGGCTTCATATGGCTTTAAAAGTCATTTTTATTTTGGTTTATTAATTTGGTTAGAAACATCTATAATCGATTCAATAATACCGTCAATAGTACCTAGATCAATTGTAATCTTCTGATCAAGCAGGAACTGATTTATATTTGAGATCACGTATTTCTTCTTTTGATCGCCTTTGGTATAATTCTTTTCTGCATCAATACAAAGCTTTCTAATTTGTTTCTCAACTTTGATAAACGTTTCATAGTAAACTTTTGCTTTCGAGTTTCTTTTTGACCAGTAGCCTAATCCGATAGATACAAGCGAAAGTATCACACTGATGATGGTCGTCAATAATTCTGTATTATTCATCTTTCTTATCCTCACCTTTACTTAGCACTTCAAGTGCATTTTTAATCATTCGTGGAACTGGTAATCCTGCTAGCGTTGAGTTTTCTAGGATGCTTACACCTTCCATTGATATGAAGGCGATCACAGCTCCATCTCTTACAAGATTAGTACCTAATACAATATCTAGCTGTTCTGCTAAAGCAACTAAAAACAGAATGAATATTTTCTTAGCTAGTCCTTTAATACCAGCTTCACTACTCACTCTGCCATTTTTTGTTTTACTACTCTTCTTGAATACGATTGCTAAGATTAAACCAGATAGAAAATCAATAATCATGAAGATTATGAGTGCGATTAACAATTTATCAAATCCTCCAAATAGGTATGAGGCTAATGAACCTAAGGATCCAACAATTGTTAGTATTAAGTATTTAACTTTCACGTTCTCAAACCTTCTCTAATTGTAATTATTTCGTCAAGATATGTTTTTAACTGGGTTAAGTGGTCAGGTGTGTTCAACTCTTTATCCCAGTTTTTCTTATGTTCAAACACTTTGTTCAACCACACCTCATTTAGGTTGACATCGTATTTTCCTGTTTCTAAGTATTTCTCTAAAATACCCCTAATTCTAATAATGTGATAGCTTCTTTTGACTATCACTTTTTCAATATTTATCAGCTGATTAAAATACTCGATGACTGCATCGAGGTATTGAGGTAGTACATCTTCAAACTTCAAGGCTGTTATACTGTTATATTCCGTTTGATAACTTGGATTTAGATAGATCAGATTATCCGCCATATTGATCACATCATCAGAATGAATTAGGTTATAGAGCGGTAATGTGTCATTCATAGACTGTCTTTGTAAGAAGTTCTCATATCCATAAGCGAATATATCAACGCCTTCAATTGAAGCATGAATGATACCATTGAAGTTACTTAGAACTACCGTTAAATCTGTGTCAGACTTTTTTTGCTTCGTCTTGTAGTTATCCGAGCCACAGTAATAAATAAACATGACTTCATTCATAGCAAACATGTTTACTACAATTTCTGTTAGCTTGCTGTTGGTAAACTTTCTAGGCATCATACATCCTCCTCTACTTCAATATCATCCGTTGATCGTTCAAATCCCTCAACGTTTTCTTTTAACCACAGATATGCAATACCTCTAGGATCCTCGTTGATAAATAAATCAAAATCGACATCAGGCACTTCAATATCTACAACTTCTAAGGGCTCACAATTATCGAATCTCTTATCCTTTGAAATGTAGGATGCGACACAAAGTATAATCTTTCTACTTCGATAATTCATGTTGATGCCGATGATACGATGATAACTAACATCAACACCTACCCTTGATTGTAAGTTTTTAATTATTGCCATTTTTAGTTCCTCCTCTTATTAAGAGCCATATACTTTGGCTCCATTAACTGTTTCATTTGTAATTTGACTCCCATTTAGCGAGTTTGATGTGACTTTACTTCCATTTAATGTAATCAGTTCAGTAGTTCCAGATGAACCTGTAATTGTAATTGCTCTTCTAGTTGAGCCTGGTGCTTTAAAGAATACTTCAACATAATAGGTTCCTGGACTAACCCCTGAAAATGAAACAGTATTAGCCATGCCACTTTGTAAATCATTGATGTCATCATAATATAAAGACTTTACATAAGTTCCACCAGTTAATGCATCATACAAACTTAATGAAAAACCAGGTAGTGAAAACCCACTACCTGATAATGTGAAATTAATCACTAAACCGATGTTTCCTGTGTTTGCTGCACTTGTAGGACTTATACTATGGATGGTTAATGTATAAGCCATACTAGTTAACCAACCAAATACGTTCTAAGTAAACAGTTGTTGATGTGTTCGTAGTCCATGCGATTGATGTGCCACTAAAGTTTCCAATCAAATGTCTTAAATATCCAATCGTCATCGTATTTGAGATTGAGTTTGAAACATATGCTTTGAATGAATGTGTTTTGAAATATTGGCCATCGAAGGTAGTCCATGAATATAGTCTATCGTATGTTGGACTTGCTGATGTTGTACTATTCGTACCCATCCTACCGTAAACAATATGTGTTTCATAAGAATCTGTGGCTGTAACGGCTCTAACCTCAAACGCTAGGATCTTATCATATAGATTAATCGATCTATTGAGCGTAATGTTATTAGCTATAATGGTCGTAGGTATCGAAAGATTACCCTCATATAGCAATGAGAATCCCCCACCTATTTTGACGACACTACTATTACCTCTAATATATAATTCATTATTTGATGTGTCGAAGCCCATCTCACCAACTTGAGTCAAATGGCTTGTGGTTGGAACCGATGTGCCTCTTTTAACTCTGATGATGGCCATTAGTATGTCCCACCATCAATGACTGATGTTGGTGTAAGTACTTTTGTTTTATCAATACCGATGTAATAAAAAGTTTTAACTGGATTATAGTTTGTATCCTGAATACTATGGAGTACTAATCCATTATCAAGAACTGATGCATCGAATGATACCTTTGTCGTATCGAACTTAGCACCTACACCTTGCATCAAGGCAACATTCTTCACATTAGCAATCTTGGTTCGTTGATCGTCCGTTAAATGAAGGTTGCTTGATTCATGGGCATTATATGTACTTGCTGCAACACCACCAAGTTCAGCCAAAGTAATAACAACTGCACCTGTTTTAGAGTTAACACTTGTTACAGGGCTTACAGCTGGAATAATCGATGTTGGAAGTTTACCATCTGCACCAATTAGAGGCACTGTACCATTTGTAGTTCCTGTATTCTTTTTGGATGCTGTTCCAAGACCAAGTGCTGTAATCTTTGAATCCATCGTGGCTTCAGCATTTGCTTTACTTGCAAACTCAATATAGTCATTGGTTGTTAGTGGATTGGCACTTGATCCTGTTTTATCTGCTTTTGAGATATATAAATTCGTGCCGTTTAAGTCAATTAATGGTTCACCGGCTTTAATCGTACCTGCTGTTCCCACAATGGGTCCTGTGCCAGCAGACGTTCTTCTTTTAATTTGTATAACTGCCATTTTTTATTTCCTCCTTAGAAACGATATATGATGACTCGATTGATTGTGTGAGTCGTTGAGCCGCATGTAAATGTTGTATTGCCATTTTGATATGAAACAAACATCGAATATGTAATACCGTTGTACGTGTATGCTACCGAAGTACTCGATCCTATGATTTCAAAAATCAACGGTCCTGGTAAGTTCACAACCGTTCCGTTGCTTAATACAATCATGATGTATGCTCTCATTAGGTCATTCGAATAATAATTACTTATCCTATAAACACCTTGAGAAATATATGTTGGAGTGTGAACAGTTGGTGTCGTTTGATTCCTGATTTTCTGCTCAAGATTATAGACAAGACTATCAGCATTCAATAAAGTTTGTCTATTAAATGTATTGTTTAAAGTGACCGATGTTGTTGTCTTAGTGTATGCACATAATGCAAATTCATATTGACCTTGACCGCTACTTAAATCATTCTGGACTAGATTCGGATAAGTTGATGCTTGTTCTTTCGTGTAAATTGAAACTTCATTATTGGTTAAGTCCACATTTAAAACTACATAACCTAAGCGATTAGCATTTGGTGTAACAGTGACTTGCGTATTATTTTCAATATAAATTAACCTACCCTGAACCATGACATAACCATCCTCAAATGTAATGGTGTTATTGGCAAGAGTATAAAATACGCTACCTCTACTACCTAAAAGCACTCCAGTTCCAACTGAAAATATGAAGTCATTTAAATCTGCATCATGTTTTGATGTGACGCTTGAACCATCAAAGGTTATTTTTTGTATTCCCATTAAAACTCTCCTCCATCTAAATCAGAATAACCACTATTATTGACTGTGACATTTCCGACCTTACTATTTACGTTTTTACTTAATATTTGAATTTTCTCAGTTAGTTTCAAACGATACTCACCAAGTGTGATGGTTGCTACTTCAAAAGTGTTCACATATTTAATACCCGTAACCAATGAATCATAGCGTTTGCCCTTATGAATAAATTCAACAAAATCACCAATATCTAATGTTCTTAAGATATCTAATGAGTGATTCTTTTTTTGGATCATAAAACTAATTTGATGATCTGTTTTATCAATACTGAGAACTGAGCGAACTTTCGTATCCAAATCTAAGTAATCATTATCTGAATATGTTTCAACTTTTGATATGACTTTTGGATATCTTAGATTACTTGTATTATCTTTTGTTATAGTGCCATCGGTTAATAGGTAATATATAACCGTATCCTTAAAAAATAAGTTACTTGTCTTTGGATAATAGATGGCTTTATTCGTGCTTTCTTTGCTCGAATCATTGATGATTAAGTCCTCTAAGATAAGGCTATCTGCTTTTATTTTTAAGCCCCTTGTTACATTAACGATTCTTATTAAAATACCACTAAAACTTCCATCATTAAATACCACTTCATGTTTGATATAAACACCATACATCCGGTTAGCCAGTTCCAATAATTCATAAATTGTCATGACTTTATCCGCATCAAAAACAAAACTACCAAGCTTCGATGTTTCCACACTGATGCTTAGGTAGTTTAAGTTTTGCTTGATATCACTATTTTGAAGAAATGTTTTTCTAATAATTTCTTCGATATATGTTGCCACATTACCATTGAAACTTTCGACTAACACTTCAACTTTAAATAACTCTTTAAAATCAACACTGGCAATAACAAGATGCGTTTTTTCATCTTCGATATTTTCTACAATACCAAAGTAGCCATTATCTACTTTCACATAAACATAATCGCCAACTGCAACATTAAGCTTGCTTTTGTTTATCTTGAAATGTGATTTTTGCGTAATGACGATGTCATGTATAATTTCAAACTCATCACCTATATAAGCATGATCTTTATATGTGAAATCCAAGTGATCTAATATAATTAAGTCCATAAGTATCACCCCAGATGGTATTCAAAGATATGAACTTTACATAACGTATCTTCCATCACACCAGATTTAAACTCTAATGTATTTCTACCTGGTTTTAATTCGATAAAATTATCCTTCTCAAAATCCTGATATGCATAGATATCTGTTTCAATGTCATCCTTAATCATCTTCAAATACTTATTGTCAGCTACGGATGATATTTGTATTTTGATATCTTCTTCAACTAAGTTTAATCGTAGACTTGAGACCAATATCCCATTTTGGATCACATTGATCTCTGGATGATCGACTGACCCTTCCATTTCAATAATCACATTTGCGTTAAATGAACCACCGACATCAATCGTCGTTTGTCCTTCTTGTGTGATTTGATACGTGTAAGCATATGGGTAAGGATAGACTTTGCCATCAAGAACTTCAGTTATATCAATGATGATTTGTCTTTCTTTAATCCAATAACTCTTCTTGTTCAATGTAATTTCACAGCTTAGTAAACCAGCTTTTATCTCTGCTTTGCTTAATGAAACCACATCAACGTGAACATACTTTATGTCATTGGAAACATAGTATAGTTTTAAATTATCTCGACCTTGATTTAAGTAGTCGATAAATCGTTGATACCCTTGATACCCATCCATGAAGTTTAGCAGTCCACTTATTTCTGTTAAAGGCGTTTCTCTTTTAACCGTCTTATGGATATGTCCATATTTCAAGTACGTCATATTGAGTTGAAAACCTAATCCTAAAACATTCGATAGTAAGACACCACTGTGATACTTAAAATGGAATTGTTGGCCATGTTCATTCTCTAAGTAAAATCTTCTTGTCATATAAACTTACCACCTAACGCTCTGTTGATTGAATCAATATCGAATGTAGATGATGATGTATTGATGGTGATTGCATTATTTGTTGTGCTCTTATTGGATGTTTGGTTACTCGTATTAGAAGTTTTTTTCAGATTAAATGTATCGCTGAACCAACCTCCAACCTTACCGAATATACCACCGACCTTTTCTTTGGTGTTATTAGCAAAGTTAGAAACCCCATCGACGATATTGTTTGCGACATCTGTGACGCCTTTAACTGCACCACCCGCAAAGTTCGATACCGTGTCAACCACATTTGAAGCAATACCTGTGACTTTGTCTGCTACGCCACCTACAAAATTACCAACTTTACCTGCAACATCTCCGATAAAATTACCAATACCACCGACAACATTTCCAATCGTATCACCAATACCGCCTAATGCACCACCAACCACATCACCAACACTACCTGCAAAATCAAATATCTTTGTGAAGAAACCGATAATCGTTTCTAGTATCTTTAAAATTGGATTCAATATGAATTCTAATGCTTTAAATGCAGGTACAAGTATTGCTTGTAAAACATTACCTACAATTTCAATCAGCGGTGAAATCATCTCAAAAATATCACCTAAAAATTCCAGCTGTTTAATCATTGGAGCTAAGATCATATCGATGATCGGCACTAATATGTCAATAAGTCTTGTAAATATATTGATAACTATCTCAACGATAGGCATTAATGCATCCATTAGGACTTCAACTATCTGCATGATAGGTTCAAGGAGTCTCATAAAAGTCTCCATGAGTTTTTCTAATAATTCTTTGAACTTTTCGCTACGCATTAAAGCCATAACTACAATCGCAATCAAAGCACCAATACCTAAGGTTGCAGCATTAATACCAATGCCAGCGATTGCACCAGCTGCACCGACACCTTTTAAAGCAACAGCTACTATCTTTAATATCGGGCCAACTTTACCGATGATGGTTAATACGGGTCCAACAGCAGCTGCAAGTCCAACTAAGAAACCAATCAGTTGTTGTGTGCCACTACTAAGATTTGTCCACCATGATATCATGTTACTTACTGCAGGTATGATTTTATTCGTGATGGCTTCAACAACATTTTGCATAGCAGGAACAAGTGCCACTGCGAGTTCAACTGTAAGTGCTGTTGTTGATACTTTTAGTCTATCAAGTGAGTCGTTAAATGCACCTGTTGTTTCAGCTTGTTCACTCGTAATGATACCAAGTGCCCTTGCTTGTTCTCTTAATTCGTTGATAGCTTCTGATTCCATATTAAGCATTGGAAGCAGCTCAGAACCTAACTTATCACCAAATAAATGATTAGCAAGTGCGGTCTTTAGTGATTGATCCTCTACTTTGGATAAAGCATCTCTCATAATCTCGAAAGCTTCACTCGTGTCTTTACCTTCTAAGTCTTCCATCGAAATGCCAAGTGCATGAAGCGGACCTGCGATATTTTTAACATCACCTAATGCAATATCAGCTAGTATTGAGTTAACCTTTACAAAAGCACGCTCTAAACTACCTGTCTCAGTACCAGCGATGGTTGCGACATGATTCCACTCCTGTAGAGCTTCGATAGACATACCGATTTTTTGAGCAGTATCATTTAAAGCATCTGCAGTATCAGCACCTTTTTTAGCAAGTGCACCTAAAGCAGTAACTGCACCTAAAATAGGAACCGTCAGACTTTTGGTTAATGTACTACCAACCTTTGCGATATTATTAAACTTAGCATTACCTAAATCTTTAATCTTTGATTTTGTTTTATCAAGTTCGTTATTAAGTCGTTTTACTTCAGATTCACTGTATGAAACATTGCGTTGAACTTTTCTAAATTCAGCATCTGATGTTGTACCCAGTTTGAGCCCCTGCTTAGCCTTTTCTAACGCTTTATTTTGCGTATCTAAGCGTTTTTTAGTGGTTTCAAGCATCTCATTCAATTGGGTTTGTTTCTTCCGCCAAAGTTCAACGTTAGAGCTGTCATACTTAAGGTTTGTATTAATGGCACGCAGGTCTTTCTGCTGTTCTTTGAGCTCTTTATTTATCTCTTTTAGTTCATTGTCAAGATCCTTACCATCAAGACTCAACTTAATATTAATGCCTTTAATTGTCTCAGCCATTATACTCACCTACCTTTCTGCATAAAAAAAGACACAAAACGTGTCTTATAGAACTTGATAATATTCATTCAATTCCGTAATATTGATTCCGAGTATGTTTCAACCATTGTTATAAACATTGTGTAATTTGAGTTTGAATTTTTCTTGCTGTAAGGTTTCAATAAATATTCGATCGGAGTAATGAAATCTCCATTATTCAGGGTTTGTCTGATATATTTCATTCTAGAAAAATCACTTTCATGAGCAATATAATTTCTAAGACATTTCAATTTTTCATAAAACTGCTTATCTGAAGATGAAAAGAAAAATGAAATAGGATTGTCATCCTCAAATACTTGTTTAACAATTTTTTCTAAACGTTCGTTAATTTCAAAAAATTCCCTGTTGTTTACTGTATCCATAAAATGATCTGTATTATCAAACTCCAGTCTTCTTTTTGGAGCATAATCATAGCTGCTTTTTAGACCTATTGAATATCTAGTGATTGAATCAATTATAAACTTTTCAAACTTAACAAAAACTTTGAAAAAAGCCAATTCTATAATATTAGAGTTTAATGCTATTTGTCCATTCCAGTACTCTATTTCCGCTAAAAGCTCTTTGCGTTCAATATCAATTTCTGCTGTCATTTCAATTTGTCTCGTGCATTAATTTTGCAAACAGTTTAACTCTTCGTTTTCTTTCAATTTCATTTGTAGTTCGAGCCTTATGTAATTCTGCAAGCTCTCTTCCTGCTTCGCTAATATTCTCTTCATCAATGGAAACCAGTGATTCAACTTTGGTTAATTGGTTTTTAATGTTGATTTGAGAAAGATCATTATCCAATCCAAGATCAAAGATCAATTTTCCCTTCATAGATAGAATAAATGCAAGTAAAGTATAAATATAATTACTCTTATTAAAGACTTTTGTAGAAAATAAGTGATCATCAAAAATATCTTTTATTGTCTTCATAGATTCTGTAAAAGTATCAAACAATTCATCATAATTGGTCAATATCTCATTTTTCTTATAATATTCATCAATATTTTTTGGTGTATCTGTTTTAATACCATCTTTTATTAATATTAATAAACTTGAAACGAATTCAGCATCCTTCATTCTTAAAAATTCGGCATCTGTGAAAGTCTTATTTTCTTGAAAGAAATTCCTCCATTCGCTAGCTAACTTATAGACAAGTACTTTAAAATCACCCCAGAATCTTGCATTTCTCAATTCTTGTCGATTTAGAACATAACTATTAGTGTTAACGCGAACGAACATATCATATATTAGGCTCTCATCATCAGTTGTAATTAGTTCTACCGGAAGTTGATATGATAAAAATTGCGATTGAACGTCAGTATCTAATTCACTATAAGTCATCCCACCAAATTCAGTATTGTGTTGCTTCATAATAGGAAACTCATTTTTAATAAACTTAATAATTGTTCTTAATCTTTGCTGACCATCAATTACTTCTCTTCTAGTTTTCTTAATAATTGGATCAATAGTCTGTCTTACAAAAACTTGAGGTATTGGAAGACCTCTAATTATTGTATCAATTAAATAGGATTCTGCTTTCGAGTTCCATACTGCTTTCCTCTGATATTTAGGCGATAATTCGAGTTCTCCTCTTTCATTCCAATCCCAGAAGTCATTAATACTGTAGACTTTTGTATCTTTTAGTTTAGACATATTTTTACTCTCCCATATTATAATATCTCAATTATAACACTTTTTTCTCATAACAAAAATAGGTCTATATCAGCTTGAGTTGCTTTTTTAGTCTGTGGTTCATTGGATAGTGTTTTGACCTCGAGCTCAATCAACATTGCATATACATCAATATCGAAGTACTCTGTGTCCTTTATTGAGATTCCAAGATGAGCAAGGTTATAAATGATATTAGCGGTTGTGTTTTGCTCATCTTGAATATCTACTTTGGGTCCTGTGTACCTTCATTACCACCCAGCATTAATGTTATGGTGTTTGAAATGTTTTCGAGTTCCTTCACATCTGATAAGACACTAAAATCCAAGTCCATCAAGAACTCATCATAACTCTTTTTTGTATATGGTTTATGCAAAATATAGATGATTCTAAAAAGAATATCGATGACTAATGCTGCATCCGTTTCATCCTTATTCAAGTTTTCAAGTTTTTTAATGTCACTGAATAACTCGGTTCCAAATACACTGCGATAGGAAATAATAGTAAAAAGTGAAGACCTTAGTTTAAGATCCTCTCCTCTTAGATTAATTGTTTTTTCCATACTAAACACCTATAACAGGTAAAGTCGGAACTTGTGCAAAAAACTGTTGATAATTTGTGTCACCAAATTTCGCAATCGTTCTAATCACCGATACATTGCCAACCTCAATTGGTCTTGCTGTAATTGTAATACTAACCGCATTCGGTTCGATTGATTCTGCTTTTGTTTTAGTCGCATCACTAACTGGACTTGCAGTACACAAGAAATACCAAATACGTCTTGATTTCACATCACCTTGAATCTCATATCCAAGTGCGAACGTTTTGGTTCTATGATTAACAATCTCTACTAGATTGCCATTAGAATCTCTTGCAAAACCTAATATATCCACTTTGAAATCATCGTCAAGTTCTGTTAACTTTAAGGTGATATTGGATCCGCTACTTGAAGCTAAAGTTGCGACAATTTTATCATCTGCATAAACATCTGTTTTACCTGCAATGACTTCTGCACTAAGTTCTTGAGCTCCGTGTAGTTTCTTAGGTGTACCAAAGTCCCAAGTATCATCTTCGGTTGGTGTTGCAATTGCATAGTGGACGTTCTTAAGTCCAAATGTTACTTTATTGCTCATTTTTATATTCCTCCATCTTTATTTCATAAATTCGATAAATGCCAGTATCAATCAGTGAATACTCGATAATCATTCTAAAATCAATACATGCATTTTGTAATACTTCTTCTAAGCTAGATTCAATAGTTGTATCTTTTGTTTTGGTAACAAGCGTAATTTGAATCGTCACTTGCTTAATTAAATACGAATCATCCGCATAGACCTTTGGATTTTTATTCAATTCCTGGTAGACAATAAAAGGTGGTTCAGCGTTATCAGTTACATAAAGTGCATAATGAACATTACCTGGTATGACTTCGTTAAGGAGTCCATAAACGTATGTTAATCTTTCTTTAGTTCCCACGTATAATCCTCCTGATATCATCCAACATTTTAGGTGTAAAGTAGTCAAATGCAGGTCTCATGAACGGTCTTGGTGCTACATACTTTCCATTCTTATGTTGAAACCCAAATTCAATCAAGTGAACCAATCTGCCCTTTTCTTTTGCATGGATAACAATAGTTTTCGTGTGACCTTCACCAATGTCAGTCTTTATAAACTCATCTGCCATCGCACCTTTTCTACCACTTCTTGGTGTATTTGCTATGACATACTCTAATATCAATGTTGCAGTTTCATCAAGTTTTTGTTCGAGTTCTTTTTTAACTGATTCTGCATATTCTGATATTTCATGATTAATTTCATCGACAAAGTCATCAAGCGTAGCCATTTATATCACTCACCTTCATTTTCGTTTCCATCAAGTAGAGTTCTAAAAACTGTCCTTGTAGATATGTTCGTTCAATCTGATAAATCAAATCATTGATGATTGCATACTTGCTGCCGTCATACAAGAAGCTTTGAATCTTAAGTGCCATATCTACTTTGTATTCGTTCTTCTTACTTTCATAATACTCTTTAGAAGTTACTGACTTTGAAATGCCAATGACTTCTTTTTTAGAAATGAAACCATAACCTTGATTGCCGATCTCATCTTTAACTAATGTGATCTTTAATAAAGTCAGTCGAATATTAGGACTACTCGGAAACATGATAATCACCACTTGATAACGCTAATTGATTCAAGAGCATGTCAAAACTCTTCGGTAAATCTTTAACAGAACCATCTGCTTTAAAACCAAAGAAGGTCTTGCAGTAAATAACCACTAGCGAATGAGCTAACGAATGGTTCTCTGCAACAGCTGGTGTGATCCCTGTAGATACGAGTAAGTTTTTACATGCACTAATATGATTATTTAATTCATCATCAGCATATGTTTCACTGATTGGAATCAATAATGATTTTTTTACTGTTTCAAGTAGTCCCATATTCTAACCTCTATTCTAGTCTTGCTTAGGCTTTCTTTTTAACTCTTAAGAAGCCTTTATAGCCTACAACGTTACCGCCTGTAAATACGGACGCCTTGTAGCAAATGATGCCATCTTTAAATTTGTAATCATTAGACTTACTAATCTCAACAGGTGAGAAAACAGGCACTTCATAATTGAGTAAGGATCCATAAGCTAGACCATATTCTCCAGCTGCAGTGTTTGTATCTGAAATAGCCTTACAATGAGAATTAATGATATATGGAATACCATCAATCGTGTTGTTGATGTAGTCAATCGTGTGGACTTTTCTACCTTCTGCAGTACGTAAGCCAGCAAATGCTCTTAAATCATTCTTGTTAAGGATTAAGTATGCTCCACCTTCGACTTCTTCATCACCACCATAAGCAAAGATGATATCATCTAAAGTTGAGTCTGTAATTGAGGTGATTTCTAAATCAGCAGTATCAGATAGAGCGATTGCCTTATCACTGAAGATACCAGTGAATGTGTTTGATGTTCCTGGACCTCTAAGGATTTGTTCACTAATCTTCTTTTTAAGGGAAAGATTAATGTTCTTTAAAACTTCAGCTTGATAAGGTAAGTTAGGTAATTTTTCTAACTCCTCAGTGATTTCTGTATAAGCGGTTACTTTAACTTTAGTGATTGTTAAATAACCATACTCTGGTTCTGTTTCTGAATAAGGTTCACCTTCTCCAGTTAAACCAGCAATACCGCTACCTTTAACAAATGACTTCTTGTAGGTTTCCCCACCATTTAAGTTCACAACTTTTACCTTGTCAACTAAAGCTGATACTTGTGCGAATGGATGCGGTGCAATACCATCAGCAATGTGTTCAGGTAATAGAATTTCTTCACTTGAAACTTGAATGACTCTGCTTTCTCTTAGGTTCTTACCACGAGTTTCTAATTGATCTTTATCAACATGATTTGATCTTTCAATAACGACTGGATTGATTTTCGTTTTATTTTGAATAGCAAGTTTTCTTTCAATCGTGTCCTTTTCTTTATTGAGTTCATCAACTTCAGCTTCCAATTGTTCTAACACTTCAAGTGTTACTTCCGCACCAATCAAACCTTTGATTTCAGTGATGCGTGCTTTAATTTCATTACTTCTTTTTTCTAAATTCATCTTCTTATTCTCCTATTTTTATTTTCAAATTTAGTTTTCTTCTTATAAGTTCAGCCTTCATATTTTTCTCTGCTAAATCCATAGTCTTTAGTTCTAAGTCCATAGCCTCTAAAGAACGAGCATAAATTGAAGTCTTATCATAAGCGGGTGTGTCAACGATTGAAACATCATATAAACGTTCAATCTTTCTGATAGTTCTTTTTGGAATATCACCATCACGATTCCATTCCTGTTCACTCACAACAAATGCAAAGCTCATCTTATCCAACAAGCCTGATTTGACCATCTTAAAAATATCTTGATTGCTTTGTGTATCAAGTAACTCAGCTCTAACCTTTAATCCGACATCATCACTTGTTAAAGTAAGTGAGCCGTTTTTAGTTCGAGCAATGATTAAAAATGAGTCCATGTGGTTATACTTCATTGGCACATCTTTAATGGCTGCATCAGTGATTGCACTTCTACTAATACTTTCGATAAACCCATAGGATTCATCACCAATTAGAGTGGGTTCATCATAAACGATCGCATAACCTTCTAAAACCATCTTGTCATCAGTTTCTTCCAGCCTAACTTCAGCTATTCTAGTTTCTTTCTTCATCGTTTCTCAACCTCCTTAGGTTTTGTTGCTTGCTTTTCATACACATATTCAAGTTCATTGTCCTTGTATGAAAACTCACTAATCTTGTGAGTCTTACAAAAGGTTTCGATTGTATTAATCTTGTCTTTCTGTTCTTCTAAAACAGTATTTAATACATCTTTTGAAACCTTACCGTTAATTGTTACCTTCATTTAAATCATCCTTCCCTACTTGATATTCGTTTGCTTTTGTAGCATCGACATAATTGAGTGATTGTAATCTTCTATCACCGTTTTCTACTGGTTCAAGTCCTAACAACCCTCTTGATTCATTCAGTGACATAATACCTAACCCCATGAGCTTTTCAATCGCTGTAACCTTTGTATTCCAGGATGCGTATTGAAGTCTTTCACTGTAAAAGATAATCTCTTCACCACGCATGATTTCATTTTGAGTAAGTAAGCCTAAAGAAAAAGCCTCAGACATTTGAATGGCTAAAGGCTCGATGGTTTGTTCATAAAATGAGTTGAATTCATCTTCTGTATATTTGGAATTGAATATTGGAACAGATACACCAAAGTAATCTAGGATTTTTGATTGTAAAAACTCTAAGGTGTCCTTATCTATTAGCTTTGGATCTGTTGTTAAAGGTACATAATCACCTTTTAAATCCACAGGAATAATTGAACTGCCTTTATTTCTAATGGACTCTTTGAGTATCTCATTAAATGAATCAAGTTGCTTTTTCTTATCTGTTTCACTTAACATAGCACTCATTTTAAGAAGTCCCTTAATCTGCATCGAACTCTTAAGAGCATTATCGATACCTTGAAGCACATTCTCATTGATTTGGATTGTCTTTAAGAGTGCTTCTTGGTCACCTTTAGAACTTGATCCACCAAAGATCTGATTCGTATGATAAAACCTTTTAATGTGAATTATGTTCTCATATGGAATCGTGAAGGATTCTTCTCTATCAAAGCTGAACTTTAAATAGTAACTACCACCTGAATCTATGATTGGTTCAACAATGGATGGTTTAAGCGGATAAAGAGCTTTAATTTCACCGGTTGAACCATCAAACATTGGATAGATAAATGCATTGTCGTTCATGAGTAGTGTCGTAATCACCATATAAATAAATTGGTAAGGAGTCATGACCTCATTTGGTTGGTGCTTTAAAATAAAAGACAGTTTGCCAGATTTCTCCGTAACTGTCTTATCATTCGCTTTCTTAATGTATCTTGGTTTAAGTTTTGCACACTGGCTTGCTATCCTATCAATCGCAATCTTTACAACATCTGATTTTGAGATGTTGTTTCCAAAGCTTGTAAGCGGTAGATTTATTTCATTTACAAATTTAAAGGACTCAGCTGAGCCCTGTTTTTTCTTTCGTTTAAATATGGCCATTGAGACCTCCTATTATTATGACTTTAAATGCAATTTTGTAGCATATCTAGTTTCTGATATTTGTCTACAATAGCTTTCTTTTCTACGTCATTATTACTCATTTTAAAAGCTTCAATATCTGCTTTAGTAATTTCATAAACACGTATAACTTTGCCTTCGTCACAATAATACATTGTGTAATTGCCACTTTGTGAAATTGTTGATCTTATAAATTTCATAATGTCACCTCTTTTAAGTTTATTATATCATGTTTTCATACTCAATTTTATATCTATTAAATACTGCATATGCGATGATGAGTGCTACAGCTCCATCTATCCTTTTATACTTGCTTCCAAGTTTTGATGGCTGAATGTTACCGTTGATATCAATCTTAGCTTGGGTATTCGATAAGTTCCATTTCATTATTGGATTATTATTGTATATCACATTACCATTTTTTAGATCTGCTTCTAATTGTTTCATTGGTTCTGATAAGGAATATATCCCTTGTCTGACCTTTTCCATTTCAAAACCTAAATCTTCCATTTCTTTAGTCCAGTACTGACTATTCCATGGATCATACCCAACCCAAAGTGGTCTGATTTCATAGGTTCTAATCATCATTAGAAACCACTGTGTTACAAGTGTGAAGTCATTTTGATTACCTTCAGTTACTGTAATTAAACCTCGTTGAACCCAGATGTCATAAGGTACGTTATCTTCTTCTTTCCTACGTTTAATAACTTCACTCGGCATAAAAAATTGTGGGATAACATACTTCTTACCATCTTTGATTAGCAATAAGAGTGCTACTGTAAGGTCGGTGGTTGATGATAAGTCAACACCTCCAATGGCGTAACTATTTCTTAGCTCATTGATATCATAGATAGCTTCATTATTTAGATCATTATAAGTTAACCATGATCCTTGTTCTAATTGTTTAACGTTGAAGTCTTTACAAAGCATGGTAACTCTTGTTGCTAAGTCGTGTCTGGATTTATTCATTAAATCCTCGAGATATGAGTAAGTCTTAACAGTGCCTAAGCTTGGGTTACTTTTTTGCCATGTTTTTTTATCTTCGTAGATTTCATTAATTGAGTCTTGAGTGTATAACCAGGGAAGTACACGCTCATCGTCAATCTCCCCTTTGATCATCTTTCTAACATAATCAAGTTTACTATCTAAGAAACCACCTACTGTATTACCTTCAGTTGTAATGATAAAGATTAACGGCTCTTCTTTAGTTGATTGACTTTGTTTTATGGCATCATAGACTTTTGAATCCGTCATTTCATGAACTTCGTCAATACAACCAACCTCAATATTGTAGCCATCCTTATTTCTTGATTGAGCAGATAGTTTCTTTATTTTGTTTTTGGTTTTTGGCGAGTATATGTGGAAGATATTTTTTTTACTTCTTTTTTCATTGGATAGAGCTTTTGAGCCTTCTCGCATATTATTGATTTCATCAAATAAGATGTTAGCTTGTTCTGAGGTATTAGATGCACATACGATATCAACACCGCCTTTTGATAGAAAAAATTCTGCAAGATCTATACCTGCAATGAATGTAGTCTTTCCATTCTTTCTAGCTATGAGTAGTATTACTTCATTGAATCTTCTTAGATTTGTTTCCGCCATCTTAAATCCATAGGCTGCCTGAAGGATTGCTTTCTCCCATAGTTCTAAAATAAATGGTTCACCATTAAATGGACTCTTGGTATGTTTACAAAAAGTTTCAATAAACTCGATTCGAATATTCCCAGGACGTTCATCAAAAATGTATCTTGGGTTATCAATATCTTTAATGAGTGATTCTAAGACTGTCAATAGTTCTTTTCCAACTATAATATTACCCTTTTGTATCTCATCATAATATCTCAATAAATAATTCATTATGACATTCTACCTATGAATTTGTCAAACTCATCATCTTCATCAATAATATTTTTCCCCATTATGGAATTAAGAGTTTTGATGACTGTTCCATATGAATTCACTAGTTTTGTATAATACTTCGCTGCTTCAGTTTGTCTTTGAGCACCTTTATTTGATATCTGAATAGCTCCATGTTTTCTTATTTGGTCCTGAAGGATTCCAAGTTCAATCTTCATAAATGCTGCTTGTTCAATAAGATTGTCTACCAGTTTTGTTTTTGTTTCATCAACAGATGAAAAAAGCGACCGAAGTCGCTCATACTCTATTTTTAAATTGACAATTTTAGACATCTATTGCTCCTGTTAATTTTTTTTAGTTCCTTGAAAATACTACTCTATTAAACCGAATATTCTTTCGATTGATTTTTGATTCTTGTCTTCAACGAAATCGTGGATTCGACTATTAATAAACATGGTACTTGTTTCCTCATTAATTTTCTTTCGATATATGCCATTTGAGATACTAAAATCTATTTGACTACCTTTTTCTCCGTATTCACTTATAATATCCAATGTTTTCTTATTAGTCTCATCATTTGATATTAAATATCCAAACACATCAATTTCATCGAGATCAAACTTTAAGTTTTTAGCGTTATTAATCAAGTCAAATCTCTTTTTTAAATAATGCCTGAAATTAGTATCACCAACTGAACCAAATCTTATTTCCATTAACATACATTGTAAATCTATACAATTGATGTTAATTGGATAAAATTCATATTTAGGTAAATCCGATATTATGTCTCTTTGAATCTCGGATCCAATATATCTCATATCGTAAGCTGTTAAATGAATTGACACTATTTTTTTATTTTTTGTGCTAATAATCTTATTTTTATTATAAGTTTTTAGAGAAAATATATCCTTATTTTTTATCGTACGATGAAATCTGTCTATAGATTCATAAGAACGCTTATATGCTGACATAAACCTATCATTCAATGATTGTTTATTGACGGAATAATATGTGTCAAATTTTGATGATTTGCACTCTATATTAAGTAAAACATCTTCAAACTCTATTAAGAAATCAAGTTCTGAGTCCTTTTTGTCAATGTCTCTATAGAAACATTTTTCATGTATATTCTTTACAGGAATGTAATCTCTTAGTATCATTTTTGTATATTTTTCAAACATTTCACCCTTTACATTTCCATAATTGAAATTACTATTCATACTCTTCTTGGATTCCGCAATTAAAAAATCTTCAAGAACTTGATAAATACTATACGTGAAATCACGTAAAAATATAACTGTATATTGGTCGCCATTTTTGATAATTTTGAATGGGTCAATTTTACTGCTTATTTTACAAATCTCTACACTAAACATATCAAGGAATATTTGGTACTTTTCTCTCGAAATGTTATTATTTATTGAGATTAGCTCTTCAATTGTGAACCAATTACTCAATTCACTTTTTGAAAAAATCGTTTTGAAATCCTCATCGTAACTATCAATATCCTTTTTAACTGAGTGAATAAAAAAAGAATTATATAGTAGTATTCTAAATATAATAACATGGCTAATGATAGAAAAATCTTTAAAATCTAATACAAAATCAACTTCTGGCATTAGCTTCTTTACTTCGAATAAAATTAAACATCGTTGAAGAGAAATATATAAGGGATGAGTAATATTCAAAGTGTATTTCTCACTTGCTGTTGGATCATCGTCGTTTAACATCGAAAAAAATCTGTGTTTTACTTTTTTAATAATCTGATTTCTACTTAGAGTATCCATTTCATTTATATTTTCTATCAGATATATTCTATCTGTATCAAGTTGGAAATTGAAGGTTTGTCCAGAAACTATTTCATTAAAATAATATTCATGATAAATATCATTAACTATTTCGATCTTATTCATCTTTTTTTGACCCTCATTTCGTATTTTCTCTATTACAAATTTCAAATTCTCAAAAAAAATGCCATCCATTTTTTAAAGGCCCACCCATGCGGTACCCTTAACGAATCATTCAATAGTAGCATGGGGGGATAATGACAACTCTCTTAATGTCTCATAAAACATGTTTAAGAACTGAATATTAATATGATTACTCTTTTCATAAAAATATCTCCACTCCTCAAATGCATTTGACACACCTATTAAATCTTTTTCTAAATCATCAGATTTATATTCTTTGTTACTTTGTTGAAGTTTTGATAATAATTTAAAGTTAATTCTACTTTTTCCTTGTTTGCTCAAATTCCTAAATAATAAGTGTAAATCATGTGTTTTGGGTATGGAACTTGAACCTTCTTTAGAAAGATAAGCTTTAAGATACATTTCACATGCAAAAGCCTTTAATACAATTATTGGTATTGTGGTAGTGGCAGCAATTTTTACTGCTTCATTATTTTCATTATTGGATAAGGCAACCTGTAAAACCTCCAACATTTTAGTACTATCAGAGAATATGTTTGCAACCGAAAACATCTTCTTCCAATCATTCATTTTTATTCTCCGAATAAGCTTGATAACAATTACAATAGATTGAAATTTCAGGACCCTCATTATTTGATAAAATTGAATATTCAAAAGTTTTTATTATACCTATACGAATTAGATTATTAAGTGCATATCCAACATCAGGTATTATATTTTTATTTGAAACCCAACCAAATCTATTTAAAATATCAATTGTTATATGATATTCGCACTCACTAACCTTATTAGCATTTATTAGTAGTGTATTTTCCATTGCATCAAGACCACTCACAGATTTGCCACAAAATAAGTAACTCATAGTTTTATAACCCCTTTTTGTTAATTATATCAAATTCATTTATCAAAAACGAGTTTATCTATGAATTAAGTTTCCACACGAATCAAACATTACTTCCTTCTTTTTAAACCTTTCATGTTCCTCATTGTGACAATCCCTACAAAGCAGTTCTAAGTTATCTTGATTAAGACTTATATTAGTATCGTTGACGTTATCCACATTTAATCTAATCTTATGATGAACCTCTTCACCAATTGCTCCACATCGCTCACACTTGCCCTGTGTGGCGTTTGTTTTGATATTACGAGCAACAAGCCATGCCTTTGACTTATAGAACCTGTGCAGCTCTTTTGGTTTGCTCATAAGACTCACTTAGTTGTTTTGCCTTAGCATCCACTTGTTCCCAAGCCACATCAATATCGACACGTCCGATATGTCCGTAAGCTGCTAAAGGTTTGAATTTAACTTTATCCAGATTTAATTCTTTGATAATACTAGATGGTGTGAAATTGAAGTTCTCTTTGATTAGCTTTAATAAGATATCATCTGAAGCAACTCCAGTACCAAATGTATCAACCGATACACTGACAGGATTCGCTACACCGATTGAGTAGGACACACAGACTTCGCACCTGTGCGCTAAATTTGCCGCTACGAGAGCTTTTGCTGCGAATCTAGCATAGTAAGCCGCACTGCGGTCTACCTTGCTCACGTCCTTGCCAGAGAATGCGCCACCGCCATGTTTTGCATAACCACCATAAGTATCAACGATAATCTTTCTACCTGTTAATCCAGAATCACCATAAGGTCCACCAACAACAAAAGCACCTGTTGGATTTATTAATACCTGAATGTGTGACAAATCTTCACCAATCAAAGGTTTTAACACTTCATTTATAATTATCTCTTTTGCATAATCTAGTTGAATCCCATGTTTTGTTTGAGCAGAAACAACTATCGTTTCATATGCAATTGGTTCATCATTCTCATAAACAACTGAGACTTGACACTTACCATCTGGACCAAACACGTGGCCATACTTTGCCTTTCTAAGCTCGTCAAGGCTTCTTGCGATGTCATGTGCCACAACGATTGGTAAAGGCATCAATTCGGGCGTTTCTTTGCAAGCGTAGCCAAACATCAAGCCTTGATCACCTGCACCTTGTTCATGTTCATTGGTATGATTAACGCCGAGTGCAATATCATCTGATTGTTTGGATATCTTTTCAATCACATTGAATGGTTCATCATATCCGATTTCTTTTAATGTGTTTAGTGCAATCTCTTTATAGTTCACAGATGCTTTAGACGTGACTTCACCAAAGATAAAAACAATATCATCTTTGATGGCTGTTTCAACTGCTACTCTTGCAGCTTTATCTTGTTCTAAATGAGCATCTAGTATTGCATCACTTATTTGGTCACATATTTTATCTGGGTGTCCTTTAAAGACTGATTCACTTGTAATAATTTTCATTGTTGTCCTCGCTTTTAATAGTTAAAAAGGAAGCTTCGTTGCTTCCTTCGTTTTAGGTTTTGTTTTTGGTCAGTGGTATGAATGCTGCATACCTTGCATAATGATAGCCTTCACTTTCAACAAGTATTCCAAAATCATGTTTATCAGATGTTACTAACAAACAATGAAATACTCCAGCCTTATCACAATACATTGATTCAAGATGCTCTTTGATGAAATCATAATCGCTTAATGGATCTCGAATAAAACATTCAAATAAATCACTTTCAATTGTTATTGTCTTTTCAATGATGAATTCATCTTGTGGGATAAGTTCCTCAGGTGTTGGTTTTCTAATAAAATTTACTTTCATGCTGTTGTATCCTCGTCAATTTTCCATGCTGTATAAACACTTCTATATGTACAATCCCAAATATCTAGGATGATGCCATCTTTACAGACACTGATGTGCCCAGCCATTTTTAATATAAAGGTCCCTTTTGGATGAAGCTCACAGAAGTCACTACCTTTAATTCTTGGCTCACCTTTGATTGCTTTAAAGATGAGTCTTGGTTTTCCTTCTAGGTACTTATATATAAACTCGGTATCCTTGTAACTCGTGAAACTCCATTCACGTTTTCTTTTATTCAGTTCTCTTCTAGTTTCCATGTAATCTTTATCAAATGCTGTTGAAATAGCTCTAACCACGCAATCACCAGTTTTGATACCTTTTGGATGCCTGTTGTAATAGTTATACATGTGTTTCCCACCCTTCATTCAACCACTTAACTAGTTCTTTAACTGAATCGGTTGCAAATACAACCTTTTCATAATGGGTTAATCTTTCATAGACTGTGTAGGTCTTATCATGCCATGGTGAGTTTATTTGAACAACGATCAATGTGACGTTGGATTCCAAATCTGCAATTCTAAAGTCATCATAAAGATTACCTTGAAGTGGACAGTTGTTTTTGAACCAAACATAACTCGTTTCTAAATCAACTTTACCGCCTGGTTTAATTTGCTTGATGATATTGCCCATGCGTTTAGTCTTATTCTTTAAACTTGAGTCTTTGCAAAACCAATCATACCATCCAGCTTGGATTTGAACCTTTACATCATTTGATTCGAAGTTTCCGTTATTGAATGCTTGAATCCACTCCTTAAGCGTTTGTTGCTTTTCCATTGTTCAATCCTCCTATCTCACTTTTTCTGATAAATGCGGAGTATCTAGCATAGCTTGATCCTTCTGCTTGAACTAGGATTCCATAATCTAATTCTTTAGTTGTTATCAAAATAGCATGCCATACATTATTACTATCTGTGTACATTAAATCCTTGTGTTCTTTAATAAAATCATAATCACCAAGCATATCATTTAAGAACTTATTGAATCGTCTTTCAGATATCTCAACTACTTTTTCAATAATAAAATCATCTTGTGGAACAATCTGTTCTTTGGATGTATGTGTGTCAAATTTAACTTTCATTGCTAATGCCTCTTTTCTAACCTTTTGGGGTTACTACTATATATCACTCTAAAGGCTCTAAATAGCAAGTCAATTCGACATGATTTGCTCACTATAGTGACAATATCTGAAAGTCGTTGATATGACTAAGAGGTATCTCTTTTCCATTTCGAATGAGATAACAATCATCAAGCGATACTTTGTACTTTAAATAGCGTTTTACAATCACGTCCACAAATCGTTCATCCAGTTCCATGATTCTTGCTCTTCTTTGAAGCTGATCAGATGCGATCATGGTTGATCCAGAACCACCAAACAAATCTAAGACTATCTCATTTACTCTGGATGAATTAGCGATAGCTTTACCGACGAGTTCTAATGGTTTCATCGTTGGATGTTCTTCATTTCGTTTTGGTTTGTTATATTCCCAGATGGTATCTTGTGTGCGGTCATCGACAAAGTAATGAGCAGCACCTTCTCTCCAACCATAAAGAATAGGTTCATGTCGCCAGTGATAATCTTGTCTGCCTAAAACTAGTGCATTTTTTACCCAAATGAGACACTCTGCGAGTTTATACCCAGCATTCTTGAAAGCATTTCTAAAGTTGAGTCCTTCAGTGTCTGCATGACATACATAAATAGCACCACCTGGTTTCGTATGCTCAAACATATTCTCAAAGGCTTTATAAAGAAAAAGATAGAAGGTATTATCTTCCATCTTATCGTTCATTATTTTTCCAGCTGTACCTTCATAATCGACATTGTATGGTGGATCTGTAAAAACTAAATCTATCCGATCATCTTGGATCAGCTTCTTAACATCAGTTTTTTCTGTAGAATCACCACACATCACTCGGTGATTACCTAAAATATAAATATCGCCCTTTTGTGAATAAGGTGCATCTGATAGATCATCTGTTGGATCAAAGTCATCATCGGTTGCATTGTCTGGTACATTAGCTTCTAGTTCCTCAAATCCAAAGAGTGACATATCCATTTCAATGTTTGCTAGTTCTTCTTCGAGTTTTGCAAAATCCCAGGTCGCAAGCTCTGCAGTTTTGTTATCAGCAAGTCTAAATGCTTTGATTTGTTCTTCTGTTAAATCATCAGCAATAATACAAGGCACTACATCTAGTCCAAGCTTAAGACTTGCCTTTAGTCTTGTATGTCCTGCAATAATGACATGATCTTTAGTGATCACAATCGGAACTTTAAATCCAAACTCCTCTATACTCTTAGCAACTGCCTCAACTGCAGCATCATTGTTTCTTGGATTGTTTTCGTACTCTTGGAGTGCTGATATTTTCTTCATCACGATATTCATTGATCCATACCTCTTCACCTTTTTCTAATCGTTTGGTCATCAGTTCGATTTCTGCTTTTTTCTCGTTATACTCAATACCGAACTTTGTAATGAGTAAATATTTAATCGCTGTGATTTCAGGAAGCGACTGCTTCTTATACTTTGTGATACGTTTTTTAGTACCCGATTTAGTCTCTTCAATCACAGTTTGTGTTTCTTCGTATTCAAATCCAACTGCTCGTTGATACATTGCATCGACAAGCTTCTCTTTTAACTCCTCATCCCCATATTGAAATGCTTTGTTCAATTTAGGATGAGCTTTTCTTAACTTAATGAGTGTTTTTTCTGTGATTCCTAAGTATTCAGCAACCTGTCTTTGAGTTGCTCTTTTAGATATCATTTCGGATATGGCTTTTAATCTACTATTTAGATACCCAGATTCTTCCCAACGCTCATACAGATCTAGCATTTTCCCTTTCATTCAATCACTCCAACTGTACAACTGTCATCGCATAAAACTGTAATAGTTTACCAGTTGGAATACTACAAGTATCTCTGCAAAAACAAAAAGGAACTCATTTCTGAATTCCCATTATTTCTAGGCTGGTTTTAAAGCCAGTATTCCATGTTATTTATAGCATATCAAAATAGTCAACTTTTATCTATATGCTTAAAGCATAATCGAAACCATACATTATTTTTGGTCTTTTCAAACCAATAACAACCAAAAGTTCTTTAGCGTATTGTTTTTCTTTTCGTTTCCATTTTGTTAGCCCACATACACAGATTATCGGCGCAATTAATTGACTTTTTGGTTCTTTTAATTATGAGAATAAATCTTTTAGTTCAAGAATTTCATTTTTTAAATCATCGAGTGAAAGATTAATTGCATAAGCAAAAGGCATAATCTGACTTTCATAATGTATGCTTTGATTTAGCATTACTTTTTTACTCATTAATAAATCCCTTGATATATTATCTGGAACACTAATCAATGGAGTTTGTAACCTAGGAAAGAGATAGTCAACTTTTTTGTGAAAGGTGTCCTTTTGTAAATATTGATCTCTTATTTGATTCTGATCACTTGGGATAAGATTAAAGAGCTTACTCTCCAACCAAGTACGAAGTGCAACTAAATGTAATACTTTCGTAAATGAATTGGCATAAAAATCATTATTTGAAAATTCACTAAAATTATCAATTAGATCAATTAAATCGTGGTTTGAAAACAAACTAGTGTCATCATTAAGATGTTGTTTGTCAATTGTAAAATGAAATAATCTCTGAATTGAACCTATTTCTGATTGACTCTCACGACTCTTTAGTGATTCAATTAATTTATCAAATGGCGCTTGATCTCGAAGTCTATGTAGAGATATTATGTTCGGATTCGGGTCATTACTGTCATAACTTATTGGTTGTAGATAAATACTGCCATTAGCTTCTTCTAAGTAATAGAATTTAAAACTATTGGGATGTTGAGAGTTGACGACATTAACAAACTCAACAGAATGTGTAAGTATTAACAGTTTCTTTTCTCGCTTGTTATTCTTAACAATCTCATAAGCTATTTTGTAATGATTGACTAAATCTAAACTTGAGACTGGATCATCTAGGATTAATAGTGATTTGTCACTACCAATAAATGAGTACATTCTAAAAAGAAAACTGATAAGGTTAAGTTCACCTGTACTGTAAGTTTTTAACTCTCGAGGAAATTTTACTGTAACAGAATGGTTTGAACTTTCAAAATTAACACTTCCCGAATCGACTTTAAAATATCTCTTTAAATCTTGTTCAAGAGATCCTCTAATATTGCTCAAGTTATTAAATACCCTCTCTGCCTCGATTTCTAGAGGTTGAAGTTGAGCATCTATATTTCTTACTAAATCTAAAGTCGAATTTAATGAGGCATGTTTTGAAGAACTTCCACCACATAAAATAAAGTCTGCTTTTAAATCAGAATCAGCATTAAGTTTATCTAGAGCTGTAACCAAATTTGATATAACGGATTCATCAACACTTACATTTGATTTTTTCAACTTAATAATTAGTTCTGATTTTCTTTCGCTTAATTCATGCATCTTATTTTGGATTATTTGCTTGATATTCGCAATGTTACTATCACATACTGGGCAAACATTATCAGTTTCAACTGTGATTTCATTCAAAGAACTTAAAACATTAAATAATGAACGATCTTTTTCGTTCTGTAATTCTTGTTCAGCAGAAATAATCCCCGAAATTTCAGGTATGGCATTAATGAATAATCCTGCTGGAATATTATGCAAAATTGTCTCAATTGCTTGAATATCATCATGCGTCTTTGTGAAACCATTGAATGTGTTGTTCCTAACAGCATCTTTAACTCTTTCACCAAATTGAACAACCTCACCAGCTTTTGAGTACCCATAAGTATCTTTTATTAACTTTTTGATATTAAGGTCAGCAACAAGGGGTTCTTTTTGCTTTTTTAACTGTTCTATTTGATTAATGTTAGAAGAGATTAATAATTTATCTTTTCCTTTGATAATTTGATCTTTTAACTCAACATACTCTAGATACTCAACTTCAGAATTATTTAATTGTTTAATGCACTTAAATATGGTAGATTTGCCTATACCATTGAATCCGAAGATAACTTTTGAATAATTGTCATTATCAATTCTAAAATTGTCATCTAGTTTGATTTTAAACCATTCTAATTCCAGATTTGTTATCAAATCCTTAGAAAAAATACTCATAAAATTAATCCTCCCCTATTCATTTCTGTTCTAGTATTTGAAGTAATAATAGATATTTTTTTATAAACCAAAGAATCTGTTAAAGAAGTCTATTAGTCTATCAAGAACGCTTTGTTTCTTTTGACTTCTAGATAGTCCTCCATTATTTTTACCAAACATTGAAACGGGCTTCATAACCTTAACAATTGCAGTACCTGATTCCTTAACTTCACCGGTCTTGAATGCTTGGTCGATAAACTTTTCAGTTTCAGCTGGAACAAGATCTTCTTCTTGAATGATCTTATCAAGTTCTTCCTTTTTCTTGTTATTGATATATGCTTTCCATTCATCTGTTACAGAATCATCAACTCTTAATGAATCAATAAAGTTTAGGATTAAATCCTTCTTATTTCTCAATGATGGTGATGCATCAATTGCTTTATTGATTTCTACCTTTTTGTCTTGTGTGTTATCTTGATGATATTTGGTAACGAGTAACAATATATAATCAATGTTAACCTCTACAGATTTTACAAGTTCAATTTCAAACTCGATCTCATCAGATATAGACTCAGCGTCACCTTTTTTAGTGCGCTTAATCTTTTCATAAATACCTAGATAGATGCTTTGATAATCCTGATAATCAAAATCACTAATGATTTCATTGCCTTTAAAGTCATCAAAACTTTGTAAGACGTTTCTTGTTTTTAGTATTTGATTAAATAGTGATATAAATGCTTTCTCAGCTTGTTCACCAATGATGTCTTGACCTATTGGGTATTCAGATAAAAGCTGTTGAACAAGGCTTTTGTATCCCTTAAAATCATCATAACCATGGTAATATTCATTAAATGACTTGAGTAGTACAATACCACCAGCATCTTTGTCACCAAAAATGCTTATCGCTTCATTCACTTGGTGTTCAAGATTCCTGAAGCAGACAACATTCCCAAATGTCTTGATGGAATTTAAAATACGGTTAGTACGAGAGAATGCCTGAATAAGACCGTGCATTCTTAGTTTTTTATCTACCCATATGGTATTAAGGGTTGTTGCATCAAATCCTGTTAAAAACATATTGACAACAATTAATAAGTCAATGTCTTTATTTTTTACCCTTAAACTCAAATCTTTATAATAGTTTTGGAATTTGTCACTCGAGGTATCATAGCTTGTACCAAACATTGCGTTATAGTCATTGATTGCACCTGCTAAAAAATCTCTAGAACTTTGATCTAGATTATCGGTGTTTTCGTTATTTTCTTCATATGTTCCATCTAACTCTTCATTAGCTTGGTAACTAAAGATCATCGCTACCTTTAATCGTTGATCTGGAATAAGTGATTCTTGCTGTTTTTTAAATTCGGTATAATATCTTTTAGCCGCTTCAATTGAAGCAACAGCAAAGATTGAATTAAAACCCGTAATTTTAAGTAATTGTTTCTTTTCTTTTACTGAATCCAGAATTGATTGGTATTTAGCTTTAGCAACCTCTTCAATGTTTAAAGTGCGACTAAAGTCATAAGCTTTTTCATTTCTTTTTGTCTTTTGAGCAAAATGTTCTAGTACATATCTAACATTCTCTGTAATTCTTCTTGGATCAAGTAACGCCTCTTCACGTTTAATATTAAAGACTTCTTCACTTTCATCAATGGCTTCAGCTGCTTTTGCAGTGTTTAGGTAATCAATTCTAAATGGTAAGACATTACCATCATGGATAGCATTAACGATTGTGTAGGTATGTAACTTTCTACCAAAGACTTGTTCTGTTGTCTTAAGGGTTGGAAACTTATTATGAGTTGTCGTATTAAGTGCAAATATTGGAGTTCCAGTAAAGCCAAAAATATAGTAACGTTTAAATGCCTTAGTTATCTCTAAGTGCATCTCACCAAATTGGGAACGATGACATTCATCAAAAATTAGAACGATATCGTCCATGAAAATATCATGTTTTGGATTTTTCTTAATAAAAATCGAAAGTTTCTGGATCGTTGTAATAATAATCTTTGAATTCGGATTCTCTAGTTGTTTCTTTAACACTGATGTACTTGAGTTAGAGTTTGCAGCACCTTTCTCAAATTTGTCATATTCCTTCATCGTTTGATAGTCAAGATCCTTACGGTCAACAACAAATAGCACTTTCTTAATAAAGTCTAATTCTGTAGCTAATCTTGCCGTTTTAAATGATGTTAGTGTCTTACCAGAACCTGTTGTATGCCAAATATAGCCTCCAGCATCAATCGTCCCCACTTTTCTGGCATTCTTAGCGATATGAATCTGATTGATAATTTTTTCAGTAGCTGCGATTTGGTATGGTCTCATTACAAGTAAAGACTCATCAACTGTAAATATGCAGTATTTTGTTAATATGTTTAGGAGAGTATGTTTAGAAAAGAACGTTGAAGCAAAATCAGCCAAATCTTTGATGTTCTTGTTGTTAGCATCTGCCCAATAACTTGTAAATTCAAATGAATGGCTTGTCTTTTTCTTGTTAGATTGACTGTTCACGTTCTCTTTGGATGCTAGTTCTCTAGTTGTATTTGAATAGTACTTAGTATCCGTGCCATTAGATATAACAAAAATCTGTGCATATTGATACAGGCTGTTTCCAACCCAGAAGCTTTCTCTTTCATATCGATTGATTTGGTTGAATGCTTCTTTAATCGACACACCACGACGCTTTAACTCAATATGTACTAGCGGTAATCCATTTACTAAAATGGTGACATCATAAATATTCTTGTACTTACCTTCAGCTTCAAATTGGTGAATGACTTGCAAGTTATTATTATGAATATGCTTTTTATCGATCAAGAAAACGTTAAAAAGAGAGCCATCTTCTCTTCTTAATGGATAAATAAAATCTTCTTGTATCTTCTTTGTTTTCTCAACAATACCCTGCATTGGATTGTCTAGGTATTCGTTTAAAAACTTAGTCCACTCTTTATCTGTGAAAGCAAACTTATTGAGCTTTTCGATTTGGGCACGTAAATTGCTTAATAACTCATCATTCCCATGAATACTAATAAATGAATATCCTTGGGTTTTAAGTTGCGCAATTAAAGCTAATTCAAGATCTCTTTCACTTTGATAAGCAGTTTGTCTATTATTTGGTGATTCATATTCTGCAACAACTGTGGATTCACTTTGTTGCGCAATGACTTTTATTTGTTCCAAATGTGCACCTCCTTAAAAGGTGAGAAGTTTATTTTTATAGTACTCGTATTGTTTTTTTCTTGCCTCAATTTCTGCAGGTAAACCTTTAGAACTTGAAGTTATATATTCGCTGAAGTAATCCAGCACTTTAACTATTTCATGTTGCACTTTTAATGGTATTATGGGCACTATAACATTCTTAACAATTTCAACATTAAGATTCCTTACAGTTCCATAATTTGCACCTTTTCCAAATTGACCTTGAATAATCGATGATGATAACAAGTGATAAAGAAAATCAGTAGTAAAACAATTCTCATATTCACTTATTGACAGCCAACCATCGTGAATACATCCTACAATTTTAGATATATATGGACGTCCAAAACTCATCGAGTTTGACAGAATAAAATCTCCAGGATAAACAGTTCTAGATTTAAGTGAACCTTCAAAAGTAATTTTTTCTTCTGTTTTTGTTAAATACTTGGCTCCTGTTTCAGTATCACCTATTTTTATCCAGTTGACACCTTTGTCATCTGTCGTAATGAATCTACTTATTGGTCTTGGTGAAGCTCCCCTAAGAATCTTTGTTTTATTTCCCAAAGTGTCATAAGTAACACCATTTGGGCATAGCTCAACTAGCATCTTGTCAATTCTATTAACTCCAGTAATACCTGTAGAAAAATCAAGTAGCATATCACGATAATGCTCGTATTGTCTTGTTCTTGCTTCCATTTCAGCTTCTAGCTCTATTTCTAGCTCAGTGAAAGCGTCCAAAACTCGGACAATTTCGTTTTGAACTTCTAATGGAGGAATCGTTAACTCAAGATTCACGACCTGACTTTTAGATAGATTTGTTTGATCTACACCACTATCAAAACGAAGCAAGTCTTCATGTCGATTTAAAATATAGTACAAAAATTTCGGGATTATAACTTCTGTTTTCGGTGATAATTTACATATTCTTTGATTTACTGTATATCGATTATTTTCTTCAACTAAATAGCATTTTGCTAAAGCTTTGCCGTTAGGTAGATCACTTAAGACCATTGCGATCTCACCTGCCTCAATTGGTGAAAATCTATTATCACACATTCTTTTTATTTTGCCATTTGTTGCGATAAATTTCGATGTAATTAAAACAAAGTTTCCATCATCTGAAACATCATTTTCATGCCCCTTACCATTTGTATAATGTGCTAAGTCAGACAAAGTGTATTTTTTAAATTTAAGCACATTATTAGCACTAAGAATATCACTTAATAAACTCATAGTTAATCACCTAGAAACTCAAAAGAGACTTTCTGAAATATTCATATTGTATTCTTCTAGATAGTATTTCTGCTGGCAGTCCACTAGAATTGGACATCACATACTCATTGAAAGTATCAAGTATTAAAACTATCTCTTTTTGGATTTCTAGTGGTGGTAATGGAATGACTAATGATTTAATATCATTTACACTCATATGCACAACTTTACTTTTTACTTTACCACTTATTTTTTGTTTTATTACATTTTGTGAACTCATTAAATAGGCTAAAAACTTAGGATTCTCTTGGTGTCTCATTACGGCTATATCTCCTCCAACCAAAAGTTTATCTTCACCTACATATGCTACCGATTTGCCAATTTCTTCAATAGTTTCTCCTGTAACCGCAAAAAGTATATCTCCAGACTCGATATATTTATTGTTAGTTTTAGAATTGGTATTTGTGAAAGTATCAACTTCACTAAAGTAATAGTTATACTTTGTATAAATATCACCATATCTAACACATGGAAATCCTGACTCAACCAACTCATCTCTTTTTATTCCTTTTCCCCTAAAAAAAACTGTACCTATTTGAGCTAAAGAAACATATTTCACACCATCAGGACACATTACACTAATCATTTTATCTATCTTTGGGTAATCAACGCAGCCTTTGGAAAAATCAAGCAGTTTATTTATAAAGTAATCGAACTGCTTAGTCCTCATCTCAAGTTCTTCTTTTAACTCTAATTCTAACTGAAAAAAATTGTCTAATATTCTAACAATCTCATTTTGGATCTCGATAGGAGGAACAGGTATCAACATTTTTTTTACTAAGCTCCAATGTCTGTTATACCCTCTTGATGGAATATCAAGATTTGAAAAACAGTAATAAATATACTTGATGTTTGATTCATATTTGTCAGAGGCTACGAATACTTTAGTTCCACTATCACCTTGCGCAAATTCATCACTTGCATATTTAACTATTCTTGTATGATCCCCAAAAATGATGCAGGGTAATTTAGATGGGATAGCTTTAACATCATCACTATAACCAGAAATATCTTTCATACTCTGATCAATAATTGGATATTTACCGTTCTTTTTATATTCTTTTTTGGGAACCGTAGTTGAAGCATTACCAGCTATTAGGATCTCATCAAGTTCACGATAATTTACACCTTCAGGACATAAATCTCTAACTAATTCATCTATTTTACTCATTCATCGTAACCTTCTAAATTTGCAACAATATCATCAATAGCTTTTCTTAATAAATCTACTCTATTAACAATTTCTTTAATCTTAAGATTGAGTTTATATATATCGATTACCTCATTACTACTTGCTGCTTCTATATACGTGTTAACTGCCAAATTATACTCTTTCTCTATAACTTCATTTACATCAACATATCTTGAAAAATAATCTTTATTTGATTTGTAGCGAACAGAGTCTAAGATCTTTGTTATATTTGCTGGAGATAGTTTATTCTTAATATCGATTCGGACAAATTCTTTACTTGCATCAACAAAATGGATCTTGTTGTCCTTTTTATTTTTTCTTAATACCATGATGGCTGTTGAGATTGTACTACCAAAAAATAGATCCGATGGTAATTGAATAACTGAATCAACATAGTTGTTATCAATTAGATACTTTCTTATTTTTTGTTCTGCTCCACCACGATATAAAATACCTGGGAATTCAACAATTGATGCTGTGCCGTTTGATGATAACCAGCTTAGTATGTGCATAACAAAAGCATAATCTGCTTTAGATTTTGGTGCTAGTACTCCAGCAGGTGCAAATCTTTCATCATTAATGAGTAATGGATTTGCATCACCTTCCCACTTAATTGAATAAGGTGGGTTAGATACTATGGCGTCAAATGGTTTGTCGTCCCAGTGTATAGGGCTCTGCAATGTATCACCATAACCGATACTGAACTTTTCAAAGTTAATATCGTGTAAGAACATATTAATTCTTGCAAGGTTATAGGTTGTTAAATTAATTTCTTGTCCGAAGAATCCTAGTTCTACGTTATCTTTTCCTAGTATCTTAGCGAACTTTAAAAGTAGAGAACCTGAACCACATGCTGGGTCATAGACTTTTTCTACATGTGTCTTATCTGGAACTACTACTTTCCCATCTTTATCTGTATATTGATTACCAAAATCAATGAGCGCTAGTCTTGTCAATAACTCACTAACTTCCTGTGGTGTAAAGAACTCACCACCAGATTTACCAGCATTAGCAGCATACATGGTCATTAAAAACTCGTATGCGTCACCGAATGCATCAATCGTATTATCTTCGTATTTGCCAAGTTTTAAATCATCAATGGCTTTCATGAGTTTTCTTAATCGATTATTCTTTTCAACTACAGTGCCGCCAAGTTTATTCGAGTTAACATCTATGTCATCAAACAAACCTCTCATATTCTTCTCTGATTCTGTACCGCTTGCTGATGATTCAATATCTTTAAAAATCTTCTCTAAAGTAACATTCAAGTTTTCATCTTGATCTGCTTTTTTAACGACGTTTGAGAAAAGTTCACTTGGAAGTATAAAAAACCCTTTTTCAGATACTACTTGTTCTCTTGCAGTTTCAGCATCTTCGTCAGACAATTTTTCATAACTAAAATGAACATCACCTGATGCCTTTTGATTTTTATCTATATAAGTCACTAAGTTTTCAGATATAAAGCGATAAAAGAGCATTCCTAAAACATACTGCTTAAAATCCCAACCATCTACTGAACCTCTTAAATCGTTTGCAATTTGCCATATTGTTTTATGGAGTTCTGCACGTTCTTGTTCTTTTTTATTAGACATAAAAATGCCCCCTTCTTGATTTGTAAAAATAGTCAATTATTTCGTTTAACATATTATAAACATTATACACTATTTTTATGCAAAAAACGACATCTTGTTGCAATTAAAGGCTATCTTGTGTCAGTTTTGAGAAAACCCTTTATTATCATAAACTAGCCACAATCTAATGACTTCTTCCTTTTTTTGGTTGTATGAACTCCTTTTTAACCCTAATTCCTTAAGAATTACTTGCACATTGCTTCTTTCTATATGTGAATCAAGAATAATCTTAAGTTCATCTTTAAGTGAGTTTTTGAAATCTTCATACTTCATGAGTACTTCATTATTTATTTCTATTTCATCTTCAACCTGATTAATCTTATCAATCCAGTAAAGAAGGTTCTCATCACCATTTTTATTTGAAGATCCTGATCCAATCTGATCGTATGAGATTCCATGGTAGCCTATGAGTTTAACTTTGTAATATTCAAGCTTTTCTTGAAGTTCAGGTAGTTTTCTTTTAGATCGTCTAACTTGATCTATCCATTTATAAAACGAGTCGTTTAAACCAGTCTTCGATTGATTCATGACTATTCTCCCTTCTTCTTTGAAACATCTCAAGATTATTCATTAAAGACTTACGCATGAAGCTGAATTTATCTTCTATAGGTGTTTCAGTTCTTTTTGAATAACTAACTATGTAATCAATTGCTGCTAAGACATCATCAAATCCATAAATAGATACTGCTTCATCAAAAAGCTTATTGTATTTACCAATTTCTAGTGTTCCATCTTCAATATATTGGCTTCTGATGATTGCTTTTGTGATGTAGTGATAATTAGGTAATGAATATACCCCTTTATCCTTTTTATCCTCTTTATCTCTTTCTTTTTTCTTTTCTTTTTCTTTTTGTGTACTTTTGTATTCAATAACCTTAGTTGAAGTGTCATTATTGTTATCAATAACATCACTTGAAGTATGATTATCGCTATCAATAACTACGGTTGAAGTCGAATTATTGTCCACATTAACTTGTGACGTCTTTTTGTAGAAATTATTGAGCTCTAACATCGTATGTTGATCCAATAACCAGTACTTTTGATGCTCAATCCCACGCCTGCGCCTTGTAGAAAGCGTAAACTGCCGCTGTATCGCTTTTGAAGTGAACACACCGACAATAAGCAGTTCTTTATCAAATAGCCCGTTAGAACCGGCCCTTAAAATGATTTTTTCTATTTCATTCACACTTGGAGCCCAAGCATTACCTATACTCTTAATTAGTGCTTTTGCTGCTTGCTCAGTTGTCATTTCCAAATAATACCCATGCGCATAAATCATGGTTAAAAGGCGGATGTATACAATCTCGCCCATGACACCATACATTAAATTTAAATCCGTTATCTTTTCATCTTCAAAAAAATTCACATCAAGTGGGAAGTATTGCAGCCCCATTTTGAACGGTCTAGCCATTATTTTAGTCCTTTCACATCACAAAAAGCATGCCATTTTTAGGTTTCTATCTATAGCATGCTTCTGTATCTCATTATCTTTTGTTTCCTCTGTTTTCCATTTTCATAGCCCTGATACACACATTATCGGCGTAATAAATCATTATTTATTTTTGCTTGTTTTATGAAGCTCATCAATAAACTTTACGAGATTTTCTTTCGATACTCTCCACCCTGGTCCTATCTTAAATGCGTGTAGTTTTCCTTTTTTGATATAGGTTGATAACGTTCTTCTTGATACTCTTAATATGTCTGCAACTTCTTCTAGTTTGTAATAATCTCGTGTTGGTTCTTGACGCTTAGTTTCGTTTATCATCTTTTGCTCCCTGGTATTCTTTTAGTATGCGTTCAATAAATGTAATACCACTTCGGTATACATAGGTTCTTTGTGATGTGACTGTACTTCCTTCACTTACAACTTTAGCTTCAACAACTCTGAAATACTTCTTGTCACAATACTCCTGGTGTGGAACATTGGAATCATCTAGGATGCGTTTAGCTCTAAGTATTTTTAAGAGTTCAGTACTTTTTAGTCCATGATATCTAATAACTTCATGAACCATATCTAGGTCTGTCGCACTACCAGTACCTAGTAGACGATCAATATATTTAATTTTTGGTGCATTGAGTTTGAGCTGTGTTTCAACAACACTATGTCTAACCCTTAAATCCTCAAACTCTTCTAAAAATTTTAAAGCAACATCTGGATCTTTAAATTCATCGACATTATATTTTTGGTATTTAATCAAATTTGGTAATACAGTACGGTATAACCAATCACTGATTGCTTCAGCTTCAGTTTTGGTTGATTGAAACATACAACTACTTAAATAGTCAGCGATTATGAAATACTTATTCTTAGATGCTCCGTTTAAGTCTTTTACCTCAAGGGTTTTAACTGCATTTGATGGAATTCTAGAGCGAAAATCGTTGATATTTTTTATACCGTAAATATGGGTTAAATCTTTTAAGTTAAAACAGGGTTGATCATCAATGATCGCTGTTCGAACTTTCCCATACCGGTTGTTGTGAAATTCTTTGATCATAACTTATCCTTTCATTTCTTTTTCAATTTTTAGTTGTCTTCATCTTCTTCTTGATTGAGCAGCTTTTGTGCAATAACATGTTCATAAACATGCTGACTTTTGATTTCCGCATGCATATAAATCTCTGTTGTTGCTGGATCTGAATGACGCATAATCTTTTGAGTGTCATCCTTGTTTGCTCCATATTGTCTTGCTAATGTTGCAGTTGTATGTCTTAAACTGTGTGCTGTATGCTTATCATCATCAAATCCGATATCTCTAAGTAGATCTTTGATAATACGTCTAATGTTTCTGGTTTTCATTCTTTGGCCTAAATACTTTGGTTTATGGTCAATAAATAATGGTTCATACTGGTCACTTCTTTTCATGATATATGTTTCAATTGCTTTATTCACTAATGGTGAGAGTCGAACGAATGAACTCTTTGATGTTTTCCCTTTTCCATGAACATAGAGAATTTCACCATCATCAATCACATTTAAATCACTAACATCTGCACGTTCGACTTCAACAGTTCGCATCCCAGTTGTTAGCATAAGTAAAACCATAACATAATCTCTGTATTTAATGATGTTTTTATCTGAATTGATTTGAGCAAGTTTTAATAACTGTCTGGATTCACTTTCAGATAAATGCGCACGTTTAAACTTCTTTTCAATCTTTGGACTCTTAATCCCCTCCGATGGATTTGCTCCATGACCGTTCGTGTGATACCAACGGTAGAAATTTCGTACCACTACCAGGTGATACTTAATGGTCGTTTCTTCTAGCTTGCGTTTGAAAAGATGGTCTCGATAAGCCATAACGTCACTGCGAGTTGGTAAATCAGACAGTGTGTTGGCATAATCTACAAATTGCTGAAGGATCCTTTCATAGGATTGCTTAGTCGTCATACTTACATCGGCATCATCTAGATACTTTTTTGTAAGCTGTCTAAACCCTTCTTTTGATGACATCTTTTCACCTTTCTGTATCAAATTTTTGATTCTATGTTTTTTTGAAAAACAAGATAAATGGCGATTATGTTACCATCTAATTTTTTTGTATTTCTTAATGCCATTAAGCTCTTCATATGAACTTAAATACAAGGCTTCTGCTTTTAGAAACTCTAGTGGTTCCACATGAAGCAATATAATCAGTTTAATAGCCAATTCAATAGGTAGCCTTTTACCTCTTTGTCCCCCTTCAATTTGCCTGTAATAAACTGCAGACACATCAAGTTCCCTGGACAGGTACTCAGCTGAATAACCCATTTTGTTGCGATAAACTTTAAGATAGTCACGGACTAGTGGCACATGTGATTTCTGATTTAAGTGCATAGAATCCTCTTCATACATTCGTTAATGATTCCTCCTTTCTTGCACATTTCACCTGGTGCCTATGATTATAAGTAAAGAAAAGCATTCAAAAAATGACTTATCTACTTATTTGATGAGTTGCAACAAAGAGAGTTATAAATTTCCTGTGTTTGCACGTTATTGATACAGTCTGTATTAATTATTGTATGCAAAAATCTTGACCAAGCCACATTTGTTGCTCTATAATATAAATAGAAAGGTTAAAGAGGTGAATAATGAACTATCAACTATTATCTGATGATGATTTTAATAATCTTTTCATTAGTGAAAACCTAAAAAGACTAAGACTTGCGAATAATTTATCTACTGTTCAAGTTGCACAAATAATAGGTAAATCTAGACAAGGTTATGTTAACTATGAGTCGGGTGCTAGAGAAATTAGTATTCATGATCTAATAACTCTGTCAGGTTTTTATAATGTCCGAGTAGATGACATTATTGGTAATCCCTATTCAAACAGAAGCGAAAAGGCTCTAACATTTAGAACCTTTGAACATATAGAAGAAAAAATTGTACCATCAGTGCAAATATCTATATCAACCATAAATGATGATATGATCGCATATAAGAAAAGCGATCTTGAAATCGACTTCTTTTGGAGAACTCAAAAGAATCAAAAGAATCGTGTAATGTTATTTGAGTACTACGATAGAGTCTATGTCTCAAAAGTATATTTTAACAAAGACCATGGGGGTTTCTTTTTCATCAATGAAGAGCCTCTATACTTTACAAAAGCTAATGCTGAAAATCTTATCTTTAAAGGTGTATATGCTTCAACACTCAAAAAAGATTTAATCATTGAAAACTTCTTCTAACGATTATGCACTAAGCATATAGTATTGATTTTTCAAATGTGATAAACTGATGTTGGTAAATCAGACGGTTGTTGTCATATGATCAAATTGACGATAGATCCTTTTAAAGGAATTGCTTAGGCGATTCCTTTTTTCTTTGCATCTATATCAATAAAAATGAGTATAATTATTAGTCCAGAAATGAAGTTCAATATAGCTAAGTCAATCGTAGTGAAGCTATTTAATCAAAAACTTATCACTATCGATGAATTTAGTATTATCATCAATAAGCTCGCATCAACCTACGGTATTACAAGCGATCTTAGAAAAAGCAATGATTAAGTCACTAATGACTTGCTATTCATTGCTTTTTGAGTGATGTATATACTAACGAAAGGAGCGGTCAAAATATGAAAAACAAAACCGTAAGAATCATCCAACCAAAGACACATTACACTTTGGATCAAATCAATAATCCAATTACCAGAAAACGAGTATGTGCCTATGTACGAGTATCAACAGACAACTTAGAACAAAAAACAAGTTATGAGGCTCAACGAGATGAATATACACAACGAATCACAAAGAATCCAGATTGGATATTTGATGGCATTTATGCAGACGAGGGCATCAGTGGGACTAGCACAAAGAACAGAAAACAGTTTAATTTAATGATTGATAAAGCACGTGCTGGACAAATCGATATTATACTTACCAAGTCAATATCCAGGTTTGCAAGAAACACTGTGGATGCACTAAACTACATTAGAGAGTTAAGACAAATCAATGTAGAGATTATTTTTGAAAAAGAAAACATTAGTTCCCTAGATCCTAAAGTAGAGTTTCTTCTCACCATCATGTCATCAATGGCACAGGAGGAAGCAAGAAACGTATCAGAAAACGTCAAATGGAATGTTCAGCGTCGTTTTAGAGAGGGTGTACCGATTATCAACCACCAACGTTTCCTTGGTTATACGAAGGATAAAAAAGGTGGAAACTTAGTGGTTGTACCTGAGGAAGCACAGATTGTTAAACTCATATTCAATTTATACATTAGTGGTGTTGGTCCAGCTAAAATTGCAGAGCAACTCATTGAGATGGGTGCAAAGACAGGTGCTGGTAAAACAGAATGGCGACTTTCAACGATTACAGCCATTTTAAAAAATGAAAAATACATGGGTGATATGCTGCAGCAAAAAACAATAAGCATCGATTATTTGAGTCACACAAGAGTTAAGAATAAAAATCATGCACCTACTTATTATACAGAAAACAGTCATGAGGCAATCATCGATAGAGAAACATTCGAACTAGCTCAACGCATTAGAAAAGATAGAGCTAAGGTTCGAATTGGCGAGGATAAAAACCTCTCAAAATATAGTAGAACATATCCTTTAACCGCAATGATTATATGTAGCGAATGTGGTCGAACGCTAAAAAGACGTTACTGGAACTACGGTAAACCATCACAAAGGGTGATGCAACAGTGTGGTAGCTACATTGAGGGTAAAGCAAATTGTAATGCAAAGGCAAGTCGTCAAGATCTTATTGAAGCAACCACAATCCATATGCTAAACAAAGTCTTCTTAAAGGATCTAGATATCATGTCAACCATACAAAGGATAATTAAATCAACCATCAAAGTCGATGATGTCCAAGGTATCATTGAAAAGTTAACATTAGAAAGAGATGAAAACGAAATAGCATTATCCAATCTAATTGATACAAAAGTAAAAACACCCGATATTCCAGAATCAATATTTAATGCCAAGTATAGAGAATACTCCGATCGCCTTAAAGTTCTAACTGCAGAGATTAACAAGCTTGAACTTGAACACGTAAAAAATTACGACACCAGAAAACGTATGGATAAAATCAATGAGATTTTAGGGAAAAAGAATCTAGTCATCGATGAGCTAGATTCTGAGATATTGAGTACATTCATCTATAAAATGATATCAGTCAGTCCAAATGAGATTGTATACTGTATTGCTGGAACCAAGAATTATTCAGACAATGAGTTCAAAGAACGACGTTTTGAGTTCTTAAAAACTGAACCAATCATTGTGGAAACATATCACACACCCGATGGCTTAGCTAAGATGTTATATCGAGTTGTAGTGATATAATTTTTTTGCAAAAAGATGTTCTCACACTCAAGAAAATATATGCTTAAAGCATAGTTTGATGTTTCCACATTGATTTCGATATGTTTACACATTGGGCAAAAAGTAAAAAAGAAGCATTTAACCCAGTTTTTAAGGGATAAATGCTTCTCGTTCTATTGTATGAATGGCTTTGTTAAGCAGTTTTTAGTGAAAGCAATGTGATAGTTTCAACGTGCGTGGAGTATATCTAATTGCTCGAAAATTTGTCGTTTCGTGTACGTCGGAAACATATTTTTGGCCATTTTATGTTTCCCCATTCCAGACTTTTTCCAGTGTGGGAACATATAAACAATACATTTCATTATAGATTGTGAAAACAAGTTCGATACCGCACATTCATTTGCACCGATGAATTTCTGCTTTTTATTAAGAAAATTGAATACTTATTTTGCTTCCATGTCCTACAACACTGTCAATTTGCAAATTTGCTTCCAATTTTCGAACAATATCTTTTACAAATTGAAGACCCAATCCACTACCTTTTTCGTTAAATTTCATTGCCTCTTCTGAACGATAAGGACCTTTTAAGATATTTATAATTGTTTCACTTGTCATACCAATCCCTTCATCACTAACTACCAGTCTTCTTGTTTTATTTTGAACTGAGATTGTAATATTTGATTGTGGATTAGAATAATAAAAAGCATTGAATAAAAGGTGTTCAATTAATCTTTCTAAATCTTTATCTGAAATATTTACAAGTAAAGTCTCTAATTCGAGTATTATAGAAATCTGTTTACTTTCGAATATTTCTTTGTACTTATTTGCATATCTGTTAATAAATAGAGAAACATCCTGAATATATGGTAGTTCAACATAGTCAAGTTCGATAAACTTAGGAATTAGGTTCATTATTTTAACTGTTTCTACTTGAATGTCCAAAAATACTTCTTTAGTTGGATTAAGTTTTTCATTAACTAATGAATCAGCATATATTCGGATAACTGATAGGGGTGTTTTGATATCGTGCGCAATACTCTTGATATGAGACTCATAAACGGATCTTTGTTTTTCTCTTTGAATTTGACTATTCATTAGTTGAACGTGCAATTGCTTTATTTCTTTGTATGAGAAAACCGAACTTTCTGTCTCAATATGGTTTAAATCCAGCCTTAACTTAGTATTTTCATTCCTCAGAAACTTATATAAAATATACATACCAAAAGCGAACAATGTAATAGAGACTAAATTTAACCCAACAAAGCCGTAAAGAATATCTTTACTTAATTTAGAAGATTCAAAGTCGACTGCTAAATAACCAAGTAGAGCATTATCATAATATATAGCTTCAAACTTTATTAATATATCATCAAAATCATTGGTGAAAACGGTTTGTTCTGTAACATTTTTGAAATGAATTGTTACATCATTATTATGTGTATAATGCTCCAAATATACGATTAAAGTTTCGAAGTTTTCTTCAGTGGATAGATGAGCAGTCATATTGTATAGTTCATCATATTGTCTTGCAATTTCTTTTTGGAATTGGTTATTTGTAAAAAAATAAAAAGCAATATTCAATAAAAAAATGGTTGATAGAAAAATGATGAGCACTATTTTAAAGATTTGTGATATAAGGAGGTTCTTTATACTATTCATCTTTTACCCCCACAAACTGATATCCAATACCATAATGCGTTTTAATGTATGACTTTTCAGAAGAAAAATTAATTTTTTTTCTGATGTTTTTTATGAAAACATCAATAACGCGGTCATAAGCATCACTATTTGAAAAACACTGCTCAATAATCATATCTCTAGAAAAAACAATGTTAGGATGCGAAAGCAGATGCAATAAAATATCATATTCGTATTGTGTTAAATTGATCAATTGATTGTGAACAAAAACCTCTCTACTTAAGGGTAGAACTTTTAGATGTGAATGATTAAATGTATAGATTGTTGGATGATTAACAACAAGTCTTTTTTCAACATTTTTGAGTTTAGCCATGACCTC